CTCGCTATAGAGAAGAGTTTTCCGGAAAAACCGGTACCCAAGATCAATCTTAGAGAGGTTTGGGATTACAATGGAAAATGAGTTGGTTTTGAACGGTTTGGTGAGATGTCCGGTGTGTGGAGATACGTACGTGAGTTTTGAAAAGGCTGAAGTGGGGTGCTCGAAGGTCTCGCTGTGGTTTACGTGCCGGCTGTGTGCGAAGAGCTTCGTGTGGGCGGTGCGGACGTGGCGCCGTGAGCACATGAACGGGCCGGAAACCACGGTGTCGAGCAGGGAGCTGGAGGAGGTTGGTTTACTATCGGTGGGGAAGAGGGAGAGCTAGCCTTTTGAAATGCAATTTAAGGGTGCTCTTAGAGGGATTGAGGTGGGTGGGCTTGTCGTACTACGGACCGGATCCGGTTGCGGATGAGAGTGAGTTTTCATTCGGCGTGGGGCAGATGCCGAGTAGGGCTAGGGATTATTCAAAAGTTCTGGGTGCTGATGGTGGTTCCGGGGGATCGGGTGTGTCGGCGATTGATGCGTTGCGAGCGGTGTACTGGACGAACCCGGCGGACCCTACGGATGATGTGGAACGCGTGCTGAGTGGGTGGGAGAGCGGCGGGGCCACGGAGTCGTGGGGACGTGACTAGGCATCGCAGGGTCCGGTATGTGCTGGATGCTTCGGATTATGCGTACCTGGCTGCCGTGGCCCTCGTGGCGTGGCTTGTGGGGACGGTCCTGGCTTCGTTTGGAATCGGTGGAGGGTGACGTGACGGTTTCGAAGCTGGAGCGGTGTCCTCGGTGCAGTACGTGGTTCGAGCAACGAGGCGGGTTGCGGATCGAGCGGGTGTGGCTGGATGACGCTTTGAATCCTGCGGAGGCTGCGGGGCAGTACGAACATACGATTGAAAGGTGTCTGGCAACGGCGGGTGAAAGGGCCCGATCTGCCGCACGGTCCGCGCCCCCTGCTCGGTCTCCAGAGACGCCTCCACCAGCGGCATGACCAGCACCCCGTACTTAGCCCCCATTTCAACGCTCCCGGCTCGGCAGGCTTGCCGGGTCACCCAGTGAGGCTTTTTTAGCGAAGCTCCCAGCGTGGACTACAGGGGCCTTTACGGGCCCTTCCTGGAGCATAGAAAAAGCCCCCTCCCGGCGAACCGGTGGGGGCTTATTTCATTTCAACCTAGCACCACGGGCGCAGGTTCTTCGGCGCTACCTTCACGTACGAGCGGCCGATGTCGAACACCGAGTAAGTCACGCCGGCTTGCGGGTACGCCGCCGCCAAGTACGCGGCTTGCTTCACGTAGAACTCGCGGTCCGTGGAGCTGGAGGTGTCGCACGTGTAGGTGCGTCCGTTGATGGTGAGGGCGGTGGTCCAGCGGCTCGTTGTCATGTCTAGAACTATAGACGCTCACAGCGGCAAGTTAACTCCGCCATTGGAGTTATTTACAAAGCAAAACCCCCGAGTCTGGTATCCCAGACTGGGGGCTCGGCTCGCTACGCGTAGTGGATCCGGTACAGCTCCACCACTCGGTGATCCGCCAGGGTCACGCTCCACGGCGCGGGATCCTCGAACCGGAAATTGAAACCTACGATGGTGCCCGCCTCGGTTACCTTGCTCCCGTCCGAGCGGGTTCGGGTGTAGCTGACGACCTGGCCGCGCTCCAGCTTGGCGTACATTCTGAATCTCCTTCAGGCTTCGGTTCGAACGGCTACGACGCACACGGTTTTTGAAACCATCACGGTCTGCACCACAACGTACTCCGGGCCGGAGGCTTCGAGCACGAAGCGGTAGCCCACGCGCGGAGGCGTGCCGTAGGTGGTGTGGACCCGGGTGCCCTTGGCGTTGTGGATGCGGTTTTCAATCATGGGAGAACCATACGCCGCTTAGAGCGTCACGTCTAGAGTGAATCTAAATCAATCGGTGTGACCGAGTGGTCCCGGCCACCTACGTAGCTGCCGCGCTGGCCCTCCACGCGCACGGAGCGGGTTCGGATGCGGGCCACCTCCTGTCGGGACGCGGCGGATGCGTGCGCTTCGGCAGCGGCCACCAGGGACACGCTACGGTCCGAGCGGGTACGACGACGCTTGGCCTCCAGGCACGGGTTACGGCGGTCCTGGCGGTGCGCCAGGTAGATGAGACCGGCAACGGCGATGAGAGCAACTAGCAGCATGGAGGGAACTCTACGCCGCTTCGAGCGTCGCGTCAAATGAAATGAAAGTCTTGACACGGGCTCGGGCTAGGTGTATTTTCATTTCAACGGACGCGTGCCGACACGGAGAGGACCCTCCGAAAAGTGAAAATTCTTGCGGGCACCCCTCCGTTTCCGTACGCGCCGGTAAGAGGAACTATAGACGCTATGAGCGTCCAGAGCTAGCCGCCGTTCGGGTGATTGCAAAGCAAAACCCCCGCCGTAGCGGGGGCTCGCTTCGAGCTAGCGCGGGACCCGAATCCAGTACGTCTGGACGTTGGTCCGGCTGCACCGGTTGTACTGGGAGCCACCATCTACCACCGTGCACCCCTCCCAGCCGAGCACGCCCACCGCGTCCACCACGGCTTGCTTGTCGCCGAAGGCACCGTGCTCGGTGTAGCCCTCACGGGTGCGCCCGCCCATCCAGATGAAGGCTCCAGTCTCAGTCAGGGCGCGCTCAATCGCGCGGGTGCGGCGGTTCACGGTGCTCGGGATCTCGGTCATAGGAGGAACCTTACGCCGCTATGAGCGTCGTGTCTAGAGTCATTTGCAATCACATGTTGATGCCGGAGTGGATCCGATCTAGGGCTTCCTCGGTACCCCCGCTCCAGGCCACGAGGAAGTGGTCCCGGTGCTTACCCTTGCTCGGGTGCTGGTAGCCGATGGCCTGTAGCTCGCGGAAGGTACGGGTACTCATGTCCCCATCACCCACTAGGTACATCACGTCCGAGCCGGCAGCGCCCGCCCTGTCGTCCTGCACCTGCGTGGTGTCCAGCTCGGCACACGGGTTGATGCGCATGCCACTACCCGGAGCGGGAGCAGGGGCTACACACCCCACGGGGGTGGCAGGCGCAGCCTCTACGCGCTGTGCGCTCGCGCTGTGCGTCAAGCCCAAGCATGCGCACAAGATCCAGAAGGGCGCGATAACGAAGGCGATGAAGCGGATGCGTCGTTCAGTCATGAGCTAGATCTTAGACGCTTCGAGCGTCATGAGTAGAGCCATACGAGTGATACATATTTAAAATGAAAGTTAGTTTCAAAAACATATGCATGAGGACATACTGAGATACCCTCCTTTATTATATTTCATTTCAAATGTCAAGGGGCTGGAAGGTAACGATCGGGGATCTGTGGTGGATCTTGGGGGCGTGGCGGCATTCCACACGCTAGGTTTTTAGGTGCTATGAGCTGCCGCTCTAAGCGTCCTCACAGGAGAAATGAAAGCCCCGCCGACTCGGATAGCGCCATCCAAGCCAACGGGGCCCCACGAGAAACTAAGAAACTAAGTTTCAGCCCTTCTCACCGGCAGCGAAGAGCCCATCGTTCAGTGCGTCCGCGAGCTTCCCCGCCTCCACCTCCATCTCCAGCCGTTTTGAAATACCCTCACTCTCCTCCAGCGCTTCCACTCGTACCGGTGTACCCGGTGCCAATTGAGACAGCGCATTCAACAACGCCTCTACCTTCATTCCACCTCTCCTTCCCGGCAGCTCGATTAGGAAACCGGGCACCGTAACCCACGGATACCCCTTTTCAATTTTCCGAACCATCTCGGCGTACGGTTCACTCACCCCGATCCGCTTCCAGGCTTTGAATCCGCTCCGCCGCGTTCCGGAGCATTACGCGTTCGGTCTCCCGGCCCTCCTCCAGGTTTTGAATCCGCCAGAGCTGCCGTTGCTCGATCGCTTCCAGCTCGGCCACCCGCACCGACAACCTTCGGATCTCTCGCCCCCGAGCGTTCACAATCGCGTTGCCGGCATCCAGCGCGTTCAACACCCGCTTGACGTCTTCCACCTCCGGACACACCCGAGGCCACTCCGAGCGGGTCCACGATCGGAGTGCTTTGAAATCACCACTAGGCATTTTCCGAGTCCAATCGAGCAGCGGCCCACGACAGCACTCGGTGATACTCGGGCTGCGACAACCCGCCGAGCGCTTCGTACACGTTGCCCATCGCGCGCACCTCGGGATCCGCCACTTCAGGGACCACCGCCGGAGAAGCCAGAATGGATTCCAATTCCTCTAGGCGGTCCAGCACGGTCTCCACGTGCCCGTCCGCCGGCACCGGGCGGGCCCCGCGCAGAGCTACCCACGCGCGGAGCGAGGTAACCGCCTTCTCCACTTCATCCATTCCAATTGCCCTGCGCCGAGAAGTAGCCATCCCGGTACGCCTGCACGTACTCGGGCTTGAACCACGTGATCGGGGACGACCGAGCGGGATGCCACTTCTCCAAACGAACATCCTCCAGCCCCGCCTTCCGGCCCTCCGCGTAGCCGGGCTGACTGACCTTGTCCTTCTCCGAGTCGTAACCCACTCCAGAACTCATTTCAATCCCTTCGATTCACCCGCACCCTGAAGCTCACTCTTCGTAGTACTGCACCTTCAGTTTCCTCCCGGTGCGCATTGCCGCTATCGCCCGGTGCTTTCCATTGATCCCGATAAGCCGGCCCTTCCGCAGCACCACGAGCGGAGGCCCGTCCCCATCCATGAAGGGCACGTGGTTCGGGTCCCGCATGTACGCCTGGACCGCCTTCTCGTTGACCTTGTGCCCTTCCCACCGCACCTTGTTCGGATCGATCCACCGGTTCCGGGTCTTCCCGGACTTCAACGCTTTCTCTTCCGGGGTGTTCCAATCGAGCCACCCCATTACCAACCGCCCAAGCCGAGGACGTGACAGATCCCGATCGCGGCGAACACAGAGATTGCAATATAAAACGTTAGTTTCACCGGAAGTACACCGCCGCAGCCAAAACGCAATTCACAGTGGACATAACGGCGATGATGATCCACCACGCCAACGCGCGGGGTTCCATCACGTCCACCGGTTTCGAATGCAATTGCACTTGCCCTTGCCGCGCGCCCACATGTCCTTGGCCGGCAGGTAGTACACCGCGCGTACCTGCACGTGCCGGTTCGTGGTGCCCTTGTACCAAGGACACTGCGGTCCGAGGTGCGCGCACCGAGATAACCGGGACGACATCAAGAGCATTTCCTCCGGGCCGTCGTAGGACCGGGCGCGCTGCTCGGCGTTACCCTTCGCTTCTTGCATAGCAGTGTGCCTCCATCACCTTCGTTACCCACGAGCGGGAGCGCCACTTCCGGGAACGCTTCCCGCACGAGCACACCCCGACGAACCCCCGAGACAGCCGGGCTATGGCGTACTCGTGCCGGGCTACCGTGCGGGTCCCTCTCCAGGCCGTAGCCTCCGCGCGGGAGCCGTGCCCAAATTGCCAAGAAGTAGTCATTACCAGTCGAACGCGGTGCAGACGATCGAACACCCATCTCGTTTGCAATCGTGGTCCCGGATCGCCCGAGCCCGTTCCGCGTCGCTCTCCTTTCGATAGCTGCGCCAACCCGGTACGGCCGGGGCACCGTTCTTCAGCTCCTTGCATCGGGGGCACCCGTCCACGAGCCGGCCGAAGTTAGGCCCGTGGTTGTGCTTTGAAACTGTGTCGGTCATAGCTCCAGAACTCTTATCTCCAGGGATCCGTCCTCGCACGGCAACGCCGATACGACGATGAAGCGCTGGCCTTCGGAACCGATCAGAAGCTCCATGGAGTTCGGCTTGCGCGGAACGTCCGTTTCGTACTCCTGCCCGGACGGCACGATCAGAATTGCTTTCATTTCCTCTCCCGAGACTCCAGCATGATGTGCCGGCCGAGGGCATCCACCGCTCCGGCTCGATCGAAGTAGGTCATCGTGCCGTAGCCACAGAGGCACCGACCGACGTAGATCAACAAACCTCGGATCGGAGATTCGGCCAGCGGTTTGACTTCCACTTCCTTCAGGTTGTGTTTCACCCGGTAACCCACTCCAGTCGATCGACGCTCCACACGTAGCCGGGCGGCTCGTGCCTAGTGCGCTGCGCGGGGGTCCACTCCGGCAACGGCTTGTACCGCAGCTTGTCGGGCGGATCCGGGTAGCAACGTCCGGTGGTGTAGTGCCCGGTGCGCTTCCCGCACGGACACGGTGGGGCTGGACCCCAAACCATTTGCAAACCCCCTTTCGGGCTAGTAGGTGGGGGAGTGACGGAGACCTGTTCGGGAACTCCGCCGCGCGACTACCGGCGATTTCAATTCCGGCATGCCGCCCCTGCCTCCCCGGCAGGGGTTGGGACCCGCATGTGCGCGGCCCCGTGGGGTGCGGGGCTCCAGCCTCTCAGCGGGGCCCCGCTATCACTACTGCCCTCGGGCCGCGCCCCGGGCCGACCCCGGGGGCCCCTCGTAGTGAGGAGGTTGTGAAGTTGTAGGGCAGAGCTTATGCCGCTTCGAGCGTCTACCACTACCCCCAAATGGGTGACTAGTTTTCAATCTTGACCCGGGCCGTTACGAAGCCCTCCGGGCGCACGCGTACGTCGGTCAGCTCGGGCATCCGATTCAAAACCTCCGCGATGGTGAACAGATCCACCGGATCTTCCGGGCGCACCACGAGGAACTTCCCGTCCGGGGTAGGCCACACGTCTCGCACGACGATCTTGCTCTTGACGATCCGGTCATAGACGCGTGCTCGAAGGTGCATTCGTGACATGCGCATCGTAGAATCAAACACTCCTATGGAAGGGGCTTCAGTGATTGTTCTCGGGGTAGTTTTGCTTTTGATCGGGTGGCTCACCGGCATCGGGATCCTTTACACGGTCGGCGGGATTCTATTGGTGGTCGGGCTCGTGCTGCTCCTGCTCGGCTCGGTGGGCCGGGGAGTGGGCGGACGGCGCTGGTACTTCTGATGGGCCCCGGCGCGTGGCTCGGTATCGGGCTGTGCCTGATCGGATTCGTGTGCTCGATCATCGCACTCATCTTTTGGATTGCACACCTGAAGTCATCCCGATGGGTCGACCCGGTTTTCTGGCTCGTTGTGGCGTGCATATGCTACGGCTTTGCATTGCTATGGGGCAACGTCGGTGTGATCTTTTCAAACGCGGGGTTAACTGGCTGATGGCAAGTACTGTCCCTCGGAAGCGGCACGGGGCTCGGAAACGTTGCTCGGACCCGAACAACATCGGGTGCACTGGATTCGCGCGGCGCAACTCCGAGCCCCTGGCGTGTCATGAGTGCGGGGGAGGGACCCGCGCTGAAATCAAACACTTCGAAGACGGCAGCCGGCTGGAGCGGGGCCAGGTGATCGTGTCCGGCCGAGTGCAAATGCTTCTGAACGGCACTCTCTCGGTGGACGACCTGGACGACGAAGAGCTTGCCCGGGGCTATCCCAAAGCAAAAGACGGAACGTTCCGGGGTGTACCGCCGAAGGTGATTCCCCGCGCGATGCACAACGCAATCCGCAAGAAGCTCTTCGAGCGGGCCGCCGAGAAGTTGCAAATGGATTTGCTCGACACGGTCACGTACATGGGTGAAGTGGTGCGCAATACCCAGATCGACCCAAAGACCCGGCTGGACGCGGCTAAGTGGATCGTGGAGCGGATCATGGGTAAGAACCCGGACCGGGTGGAGTTCTCCGCCGACAAGCCATTCATGGAGCTACTGGAGGACATCCACCGGGGACCCGCTCCAAAAGCAATCGAAGCCACCATCGTGGATGCGGAAATCGTGGAGGACCCCCGGCTCTAGTACACTTCGTGCTATGGCTGCATTCCGAGGTAATGTCCGTCCCGGTCGGGCTATCCGGCCGATCGAGCGCGAGCCACAGACCCCGGCCGACAAACGGGATGTGGCCCTGATGAAGATCTCCCACGCAACGAAGCCCGGCCCCGCACTGAAGTCCAACCGCACGTCCGGGAAGGGAACTCCGGGCAGTCAGGTTGGCTGACTGCGCAAGCCGATCGGCTACCGGAACCCGGAAAGGGTGAACCCCGGCGGCAAGCGCGCACGATAGGGCCCCGGCCCGTCCCATCCCAGCGGGGCGGCCGGGGCTCTTTGCTATGGAGGAGATATGCATCGTCGGCGGTGGCATGAGATCCCGCTCGTGCGGAACCTCCTTGGCCTGCACTCGATCACTCGCAGCTTCGAGCTGTGCTGTTGGTGCCTCCGGTGCCGGCAATGGCGGACTCACCGCCAGGGTTGCACGATCTTATCCAGAGGCATATCAGAAGCATTTGAAAAGGGGCTGCGCCGTGCCGACTAAGCTGGACCCGTGGAAGGTCTACGAGCGGTTGGGGTGGCGCCCGCACAAGGGCCAGCGTGAGGTGATCGGGTCCACCGCTCGGCACCGGGTTGTCTCGGCCGGCCGCCGGTTCGGGAAGTCCGAGATCGGCGGGCACGAGCTAGTCCCGGAGGCACTGCTCACCTACGACCACAAGCCCCGGTTGGAAGCGGAAGGCAAACGGCGCGAGTTCTGGATTGTCGGGCCGGAGTACTCCGACGCGGAGAAAGAGTTTCGGGTACTTTGGAATTCAATCAAGGCACTCGGAATCCCGTTCGACAAGCCCGGTTCGTACAACGATCCGATTCAAGGCAACCTGCATATCTCACTGTGGGGCGGCACCTTCCAGGTGCATGGTAAGTCCGCCAAGTACCCGGAGACCCTGGTTGGTGAAGGCTTGCGCGGGGTGGTGCTCGCGGAAGCGGCCAAGCTGAAAGAGCGGGTCTGGACGAAGTTCCTCCGGCCGACTCTGGCGGACTACGAGGGGTGGAGCCTGCACTCCTCCACGCCCGAGGGCAAGAACTGGTTTTATGAAAACTGGCAACGCGGGATCGACCCGAACAATCCGGACTGGGCTTCGTGGCGGATGCCGTCCTGGCGCAATCCGTACGTGTACAAGAAGCTGACCGAGGACGCGCACGTAAAGCAATTGCAATCGGCAATGGCGCGCGGATTGCCGATCTATGACTACATCGAAGAGCACGGGCTCCAGGTGGATGACGAAGTGCTGTCCCTGATGAATGACCTCACGGCGGAGGCTTTCAATCAGGAGATCGGCGCGGACTTCACCGAGTTCGTGGGGCGAGTTTTCAAAGAGTTCGACGAAGAACTACACGTATTTGATTTGCAATACAACCCGGCGTGGCAGACCTACGCGGCGGCGGACTACGGGTTCACGAACCCGAACGTCTGGCTTCTCATTCAGATCGGGCCGTGGGGTGAGGTGCACGTCCTGGACGAGCTGTACGAGCGCAACCTCACCGCCGTGGAGTTCGCCCAGCGCGTCAAAGAGACTGGGCTGTGCCCGCCTGGGTTGCGGGTGTTCTACCCGGATCCGGCCGACCCCGGCTCCAGCAGAATTTTAAGTGAAAAGCTCGGCATCCGAGTGGGCGGTGGAACCGGCGCGATGATCCGGGACCGGCTGGACGCCATCCGGCGTGCTTTGAAACTGGCGAACCCGCATCTCCCGGACGGGCACCCGGACAAGCTGCCGCAGCTGCGGATCAACCGATCTTGCAAGAACACGATCTACGAGTTCAACGAGTACCGGTACCCGGAGCGCAAAGAGACCGCCCTCGGGGACGCGGCTCCGGAGAACCCGATGAAGAAAGACGATCACACTCCGGAGGCTCTCGGCCGGTTCTTCTCCGGCCACTTCGGCACCCCGCAGAACTCGCGCAGCGGCGTGATCAGGCACAAGCCCCGGTTTGCCTCCGGCCGGAAGAGGTTGGGCTAGACAACCTGCCGCTTTGAGCGTAAGGTTCCCGGCTGTGCCTATTACTCCTAAGGGCCGTCTTCTCACTAATGAGGAGGTGGCGGACATCCTGGACCCGAACCACGAACACAAGATGGATCGTGGATCGGTCACCAAAGCCATGTCCCGAGCCGGACTCAGAGCGGTCATCGGATGGGATGAGGCAGACGCGCACGATCTCAAAAGCTACACCGACATGCCGCAAAGTTTCAAAAGGCGGTACACGTTCGAGCAGTGGAGGGCGCTCAAAGATGCCGAGGAAAGCCGCACTACTAGGTGACCAGTACCACCGCCATCACCTCGCCGAGATCCTCCGGGGCTACCGCGAGCTAGTGGACAAAGTGGCCCCGGAGGGACACACCCAACCGCTCACCAAACGGGACCGGGCTTTCATTGACGACCTGTTCGAAGAGCTGGGCGGAACGGGGAATGACTAGCGATCAGTACGGGATGTCGACAGCGGAGGCCATGATCCACATGACACAGCTACCGCGCGAGCCCCGGCCGGGCCCCACCGAGGAAGAGCTACAGGAGATGTACCTCCGCTCGTTGCCGGCACTGAACCCGCTGGAGGTGGACGAGCATCACAGCCCGCCTCGGTTCTTCGTGGTGGTGTGCAAGGAGTGCGCGGACGCGGAGGTTCCATTCAGCACACCGGAGGCCCGAGCGGAATGGGTGCAAGCGCATCGGGGTGGTACCGGCCACAATCAATTCCAACTGTGGACCGCGTAAAGCTGATCTTCTGGGTGGTGTGCAAGGAGTGCACCGAAGAACCAAACGTCCATTTCAAAACTAGATTAGACCGAGCCACATGGTTGTCCGAGCACATCTTGATACGCGGCCATTTGGATTGGAGGTCATGGGAGGCAGAGGAAGATGGAAGACAAGACCCGGCTTAAGCTCACTCGAATAGCAATGCATATCTGCGAACTGATCACCTGCGCGTTCTCGTTGGGATTGGTTTTCTACTGCTGGTGGTTCGGACACGAGATCGGCGCCATGATCCTGGGCGTGATGTGTTTCAGCGCTTTCGTTTACTACTACCAGATGCAGCTCCGTCCGCCGCGCAACGATCCGCCGTGGCCGGAGTTCGACAAGAAGAGTGGCTCACTCGTGGTGCAAGCCGTGGAGGACGACTGATGGATTCCTTTTATAACGTGGAGATCCGGGTGACCCGCAGGGAGAGCCGGATGGCGCCTTTTGCCGGCCCGGTGACGGACTCGCATACCGTGCTTGACTTGGTTTTCATTTCGGCCAGCGTCACGGAGGCAGTGCACCGCGCGGGGTACCACTTGGACCAACTGAAAGACCCGGTGGTGGAGGCCCGGCTAAGCCAGGAGAAAGAGAAGGCGCTCGAAGCGGAAGACCGATACCGGGAGGCAGCCAAGTCCGAAGCGCAGCACGAACTACCGCTCCCCAATTGAAAGGAAACGTGTGTCGTACGTAATTGACATCGAAGCCTTCGATGACTCGGATCTACTGGACCCCCGGCTGAAGCGTCGGAAGGTGCACGACTCGCGGAGCCGGTTCTTTGCTACCCCGGCGAGCAAGACCCGGCAGCCCACCCAGAACATCCGGCACGAGCGGAAGGCGCCGATTTGGGACCAGGGCATGTTGGGCTCGTGCACCGCGAACGCTTTCCTCGGCATGTTGATGACCGAGCCGTTCCACACGTGGGGCGGCGGCAAGTGGCGGTTTGCCGAGCCGGATTGTGTTTCATTCTATTCGCTGGAGACGCGGCTGGACCCGTTCACCGGGAGCTATCCGCCGGAGGACACCGGCTCGGCTTTCCTGTACGCGGCCAAAGCGGGGAAGCAAATGAAATACATCAGGAAGTACGAACACGCGTTCAACACCACGAGCGCGCTCAACTGGCTGGTGGCACAGCCGATCAACATCGGTGTCACTTGGTACGAATCCATGATGGAGACCGACAAGCAAGGTTTCGTGGCGCCGCGCGGACGCATCGCGGGCGGGCACGAGATCTGCGTGGATGAAATCAATTCATCCAAGCGGTACGTGGAATTCTCCCAGTCGTGGGGCGACTCGTGGGGGCCCCTGAAGGGCCGAGGGCGGATGACGTGGGAGACCCTGGACACTCTCCTGCGCCAAGACGGAGATGTCGGATCGGTGGTGACGTAGGCGATGAGAGTGCGGCCGGCAACGTGGCGCTACACGGTGGCAAAGGTAGTGGCCAGTTTCTCCGTGATCTACTTTGCTGGCTCCGCCGCGTTGCTCTGGTACGCCACGCGTACCGACCGGTTGTTCTATTGGTTCACCGGTTCGTTGCTCCTGCTCGGCGGGATCATCGTGGTCAAGTGCGCATGGGACATTAGGAAATGAATATGGATTATCCACCTCGGTTCTCTGCCTCGCAAGACAACCACCGCTGCCACGCGTGGCGGTGTCCGAAGGTGGTGCCGCCGTCGCAACTGATGTGCGCGTACCACTGGAAGATGGTTCCGTACCGATTGCAAAAGGATGTCTGGGCGCGATACCGGCCCGGTCAGGAGGTGACTAAGGACCCGAGCGAGTCATACATGGTGGCAGCCCGGAAGGCTATCGAGTACGTCAAGGAAATTGAAATTGAAAAACGGAGGGAAAAGCGTGAAACGACTATCGGAGACTGATCATGTGTCCTAAGTTCACCGAAACGGAGGGCGCTCGAACTTGGCAACAAGAGTTCGACCGGCGGGTTAAGTCCGGGAAGTACAAGACCGATGGCGGTTGGCGGATGGGCAAGCGCGTTGCCGACGACACCGGTCACATGTTCACCCGCAAGGGTGGAGATTGCTGCGGTTGCGGGCGCTCCACGCTCGCGGCCGACGATCGGGAGAACATCAACCGTGGTCCGAAGTGGACCGGGCCGGGTGGCAGGCAGATGAAGGCCAAGAACCCGCACAACCAAGGGTGGCGACTCTGGTGACATGGGGCAGCCGGATGGACAAGCAACTCCGAGAGACTCGGGAACTGACTGGTACCGGTCAGCTCGGCCGGCGTTCCGGCGGGCAGACCTCGAAGCGCTGCGGTACGTGTGGGGGCTCGGGCCAGATGCGCCCGAGCGGCGGCCGGAAGTTCCGTAAGACCGGCGGCGGCACCTGCACGGGTTGCGGCGGGAGTGGACTGAAATGAGTAAGCGTGGCCGGCCCGGGGATCCCAAGAAGCCTGTACAGAAGTCCAAGATAGACGGGCTCGCTGGAGAGCGGGTGACGTTCTGGCGTCCCCGGGTTGGTCACGGTCCGGTGGTCGGCCGGTACAAGATCCGTAAGTGCGACGGTTGCTCGTGCACCTCCCGGGCGGAAGAGCTGGAGTGTCTGTCGAAACGGGACTAGTTTTGGTCTACTGCGCGGCCCTGTTGTGGTGCGTAGTCTGTTTGGCATGGCTAAAAAGAAGATCCACATCAAGAAGAGTAATCGGGGCAAGCTGCGCAAGACAACCAAAACCAAAAAGGGGAACAAGATCCCCGTGTCGAAATTACAAAAAATGAAAAAGAGCAAGAACCCGAAGACCCGGAAGCGAGCCACTTTTGCATTGAATGCTAGAAAGTGGGGCAAGTGATGGAGCTGGAGCTGGAGCTATGGGGACGGTGTGGACTGTGCGACATCGCTGGGAAAGCTTTGGGTACGAGTCTGCCGGACCTATTGAACCACTACCGGCTACTCCACCCCGACACCGAACTGACGGAAGTCTCAGCGCTGGAGATCGACGAGCGTTTCGAAAAGCAAAAAGGGAGGGATCGAAGTGGGAGCGTGGCCGGAAGAGAAATGCCCGCACTGCAAGAAAGTCTGCGCCCCCTACGTGGACGGACCCGAGCGACACGATCGGAACTGTATCTGGGGCCCGAGACGAAACCAGCCGAAGCAACCGAAGAGACCCGCTAAGTTTGCATGACTTCTGGGATAAGTACTCCTGGGTGTCCACCATGGTTGCGATTGCGGTGATGACGGCACTGTGGTGGTTGGCCGAGTTCCTCGGGGACGCGGCAGACGCTCTGGGCGACTACTCTCCGTAGTTTGAAATTCTCACCGGAAGAGAATGAAAGAGAATGCCTAGAGGCGTGTACCCGCGATACCGCAGCCCGGAGGAGGCGGCCGAAGCGCGGAGAATGCAAAAGGTCCGGGCGTGGACATACCACGTCCGGGCCTTCAGCTATGACAAAATTGCAAAGCGGATGGGCATCTCCGCGTCGTTTGCGTGGGAGCTAGTGCAGGAGATGCGAGAAGAGATCGAGCTACCGCCGGAGGAAGCCGCCGTGAAGGTGGCACTGGCGCGCTTTGAAGAGGTGCTGGTGGTGCTCTACCGGAAGCTGAAGGTAGCCGACGAGAAGACCGCGCCCAACTTGTCCCGTGCCATCCACGAGAACATCCGCAACCAAATGGCACTGCTCGGGTACGCCAAACCGACCCGGCTTCAGCTCATGACCAACGGGGACCGGGACAAAGTCAACGAAGAGTACGCCGAACTCATTGCAATCGAGAAGGCCCGTCAGATGGCCGAAGAGGAGTCCGAATGACGCTCTACCGCAAGCGCCCCGTCGTGGTGGACGCGATGCAGTGGACCGGGACTAACATCACCGACCTGTGGGCATGGGGCGGCGCGGAGGGCATCTACGGCCCGACCGACGAGAACCCGGCCGGGTTGCTCTTGACCACCATTGACGACGTGCAGGTGCCGTGTCCGCTCGGGCACTGGGTGATCATGGAGCCGGTGCCGGCCCGGTTCTACCCGTGCAAGCCGGACGTGTTCGCGGACTCCTACGAGCCCGTGCAAACGGACCCGGTAGTGGAATGAAATCCGACGAAGAACTAGCGGCGCAAACGCTCTGGCTTCCCCGCCACGAAGTGGGTAACAAAGCCATGCCCGGGGACATCGTGTTCGTGCTCGCGCCGGAGACCACGGTTGGCTTGACCCTGCTGATCAACGGCTCTCCGGCGCTCTGGTGGCGACGCTGGCAGCGCGGCGACACGCTACCAGTCTCCGCGTACCTGATAGGACTCCTGCGATTGAAAGAGGTTGCATCGTGAGCGTTGCGTACTGGTGGAAGCCCCGAGCGGAGGGCGAGCCAACGAACGTCTATCTGGCCCGGATCCTGCGCGAGCTGGGCGCCGAAGAGGTGGCGGTGAAAGCGGACGCCTATCACTACGACGATTTCAAATGCCCGCCCGAAGTGGACGACGGGATGAACATCCATCACCTCATCCTGGACCTCACCCGGTGGTGCAACCCGTTCGACACCGCGATTCGGGAGAAGACCACCGTGCTAATCCTGGCCGCCAAGCGCGGTGAGTTTGACGGCACCAAAGAGGAATCCAAAGCATGGTTCGAATCGAGCGAAGGGCAGGCCACCCTCCGGAACCTGTTGGGCGGTAGGTGATGGCGCAGCTTGCCGGGGGTATCTACTCGATGGATTCATTTCCATTCCAGTTCTATCAACAGGAGGTGATGGAGGCGGTCCACGGGCGAGCCCTCAAAGGACTAGCCGATGTCGGGGCCTACGAGATCGGGTACTCCTGGGAGAAGAACCTAGGCGGCCAGAACTGGGTAGCGCTGACCCCGATGGAGATCCTCGCCATGGTGGAAGGAAGTCAGTACGGCTACGAAGTTCGGCTAAGAGTGATTGGAATCGTACCCTGATGACGAACTATCTCGTGTCCGCAACCTGGACCATTTCCGAGATCGGCAACCGGTTCAGCAAAACCGGCATCCTATCGGTGACCGCATCGAACGCGCTGGATGCCATTGCAAACGCGGTGGAGAAGTCCGGCGATGCGATGTGCACCTGTTACGAGGTGGTCCGCTGGTCCGAGGGCGACCCGCCGGCTACCTTCCGTTTCCACTACGAGGACGCCGCCCGGTCCGAATCGAGCATCTCCGGCGACGAGCCGCCACCCGGCAAGTTCGCGGACCCGGCGGTACTGCGGCCGGAGTTTGAATTGCAGGTGGATTGCGGGCCGTCCTCTACTAAGTACCCGCATACGGAGCTGCGCGAGCCGAGCCCACCGGATGACGAGCAGTGTCCACAGTGCGGCTCGATATTCCGCTCTGTGCGGCGGTTACTGTACGGGACACGGTGCCGTTCCGAGTGGCATACCCAAGTGGACGTGGTCACCACCAGCGGCGGGATCATCACCATCAACGGGGAAGCCTACGCACGCCGGCCGAGTCCCACCGCCCGCTGGAGCGTTTCCAAGGAGGACTGGGATGCCTGACATGCCGAGCTTCGAGATCACCTCTACCGACCCCCGCCAGTTCACAATCAAAATGAACGGGGTGGAGATCTCGCCGGACCGCTGCGTAGTCACCCTGGAGCGGGGTAGCTATCCGGAGGTGGAGGTGGCGACCGTCCTGCCCGAGGTCAACATCTTCTCTCGGGCCATCCCCTTGCACCTCATCTCCGAGGACAACCACCGGGCATTGATCGTGATGGGCTGGACCCCGCCCGGCAAGAACGCGGCTGAAACGGCGGAACTACGCCGGGTCATGTTGAATGCAATCCAGTACCTCAAAGCGGCGGCAGCGCAAATCAAGGGCCCCAACGGTCAGCAACTCCAGCGCTGCGCGGAGCAATGTGAGGTGGTGCTCGGTGTCAACGAAGAGTGATACGCAGGAATACACCATCTTTTTCAAGAACGGCCGGAGCTTCGTGTTTGCCTTTGAATCGGTGACCGACGCGGGAGACCATTTCGACACCGTGCCGGCGTTGCCGTTCGTGAACTGGGCGCACGTCATTGCCATCGTGCCCGGGGTGCACCACGAGAAGCGCTACGACCTAAGCGGGTGGCACCGGGGATGATCTGCGACAAGTGCAAGCGGGGCGCGATGGTTTTCCAAGCGCTGGCCGAGAGTCCCGACATCACGTTCTTGCGGTGCCCGGAGTGCGGTCACTTCGTGGTGGGGTTCGACCCGGCCCCCGGTGGGCCGACCGCCGCCGCCTACGAATCGGCCACCATGGCATGGCGGTTTCAAAAGGAATTGTGCGAATCCTACCGGGACACCCTGGAGCGGATGCTGAAGATTGTCAACGAGCGGGCGCCCTTCCTGGCCCCGGACGTGCGTGCCATGCGGGACCTACTCACCGAGGCGCTAGTTAAACCACGCACCGTATTGGAGGCGAAGGCGCGTGAGCGTGGATGACGACATTGCCCAGATCGTGCTCCAGACTCCGCCGAAGAACTTTCCATTCAACCGGTACGCCAACCTGAACCGGTACGCGTTCACGAACTCCAGTGAGTACCGGATCCTGCGCACGAGGATGGACCCGCTGCTCTTCGGCATGATCTATTTTCGAAAGCATTTGGAGTCCCCGTCCAAGCCCGGTCACATGTCACTGGCCAACTACCACGTGGACATGGCCGAGGTTGCGCGCAAGGGCTACACAAAGAAAGCGCCGGGGTGGCGGGAAGTCCGAGACACCTTCATCGTGCCGCGCGACGGCGGCAAGTCCACCTGGAACTCTCTGATCAATCCGATTTGGGGGCTCGCGCACGGCTGGATTAAGTTCGGGGTGATCTTCTCCGATACCGCCGATCAGGCCATCATCCTAATGAAAGCAATTAAGGACGAGTTCGACCTGAACGATCGGCTCCAGCGGGACTTCCCCGGGCTGTGCCTGGCCGCGCGCACCTGGGAGAACCGCAGCGCCGGAGACACTAAGAAGAGCCACTACAGCGCGGGTGGTCAAACCCTGTTGGCGCGCGGGATCGAAGACGGCTCGCTCGGGCTGAAGTCCGGCAGCCTGCGGCCGGACTGGATTGGCTTGGATGACATCCAGCCACCGGAGAGCAAGTACGGTCCGAACAAGCGACAGCAACGACTAGACGATGTGCAAAACGTAATCCTGCCGATGAACGTCCGAGCCCGGGTGGTGTGGTCCGGCACCACCGTGATGTATGGCTGTCTCATTCATGAGTTCGTCCGGGCGGCTCGGGGAGTGCCGCACGAGAAGTGGATAGAGGCGCAGGGCTTCACCCCGCACTACTTCCCGGCGATCATGACGAACGATGACGGTACCGAGTACTCGGTCTGGCCGCAGAAGTGGTCTCTGGCGCAATTGGATTCCATTCGTACATCCAAGGATTTCGCTTGGAACTACGACAACGATCCGCACTCCAGCTCGGACCCGTACTGGCTGGAGGGCACGTTCAACCACAACCTCTTCCCGATCGACGAGCGCGGCATGGTGCTGGACTTCGCTACCACTTCGAAGGCATCCAGCGACTACACCGGAGTGGTGATCGGTGGCTACTCCCGCCCGCGCCGCAAGGTGCTCAAAGAGTACGGGCTCGCGGTGAAGCAAGACCCGGCGAACATCCGCAAGCTAGTGGGGCAGATCTTCCGGGACAACAAAAACCCGCCGATCACCACTCTCATAATGGAAATCAATCAGGGTGGCGATACCTGGTACGAGATCCTGAAGCCGGTGATCCCGAGTAACTGTGAGGTCATCTTCGTCAACGCCGGGGTGAAGAAAAACGAAAACGATTTGGGTGCCGGTAGCAAGAAGGTGCGCGCTCGACGAGACTCGAACTACTACGCATACGGTTGGGTACATCACCACCCGGTGCACTGCCGGAAGATGGAGCAACAGATGTGTGCCTTCGGTGGCGCCAAGGAAGCGCCGAACGATGACCTGGTGGACGCGGGCGGGTACCTGGACCACCACTACCTAGGCAGCCGGCCGAAGCCCACCGAGGTATAGAATTCCTGGTCATGGCGCAGCTCTTCACTCCGTACTCGTCCGCAAAGCCGTACTTCGAGGGCCCAGTTCCGCCGGGTCTGCCGGAGACGGACGTGGACCGGCTGCGCTCGTACCTGCTCTATGAAGAAATGTATTGGAATCATCCGGACACCTATCGGATCACCATGCGCGGGGACGAAGAGAACCCCATCTATATCCCGCCGGCTAAGAAGATCGTGGAGGCGGTGAACCGGTACCTGGCGGTGGATTGGAATTACAACATCGAAGGGACCGGCACCGCACAGACCCGGATGGACGTGGTGCTGCGCGCCCTGTTTGCCCGGGAGATGGTGCACACGAAGTTTGCCACCCAACGGCGCTTTGGATTGATTCGTGGTGACGCGGTCTGGCACATCACCGCTGACGATCGCAAGCCGCTCGGTTCCCGGATCTCCATCCACGAGGTGCACCCGGGCCAGTACTTCCCGATCATGGATCCGGACGAGCCAGACCGGTTGCTCGGGGTGTACCTGGTGGACCAGGTGAAAGATCCGCGCTTCCCGGACACCGACAAGGTGTGTGACCGGCGGCAGGCGTACCGCAAAGCCGAAGACGGCACCATCACCACCGAGCTAATCCTGTTCGAGCCGGGCAAGTGGGACGACCGGCCCGAGGTGTCCGTTTTGAAAGACGGAAAGGCCACCGTAATCAAGGTGCTCCGCGATGAGGAGTCGCTGCCGCCGGAGATCACCGCGATTCCGGTCTACCACGTGCGCAACACGCACGACTCCGCGTGGCCCTTCGGCTCTTCCACCCTGCGCGGGATCGAGACGGTGATAGCCGGCGTGCAACAGGGCACCACCGATCAGGCACTCGCGGTGGCCCTCGGTGGGCTTGGCGTGTTCTGGACCGACGCCGGCCCGCCTCGGGACTCACAAGGCAACGTGATGCCGTGGCAGATGGGCCCGGGGCAGATGACCGAGGTACCGCAGGGCTCCACGATGGGCCGGGTTGGCGAACTCAGCTCGGTGTCCCCGTCGCTGGACCACATTAACTTTCTGATCGACGAAGCCCAATCCGGAGCCGGCGTACCTGATCTCGCGGTCGGCCGGGTGGATGTCGCGGTGGCCGAGTCCGGCATCTCCCTCACTTTGCAAATGAGTCCGCTTATTGCCGGCAACGCGGAGAAGGAATCCGCCATCCTCGGGGTAACTGATCAGTTCCTCTACGACCTGACACACATGTGGTTCCCCGCGTACGAAGAGCTGTCCGAGCCCACCGTGGAAGTCACCTCGGTAGTGGGTGACCCGTTGCCGAAGAACCGGACCGATCAGGTAACCGAGATCGTCACGCTGTACCAGGCGAACCTGATCACCACCGATATGGCGATCGAGCAACTCGGCGAGTTGGGGTACCGGTTCCCGGCCGGGGCCGCTGCCAAGCTACTGGAGCAAGCGGCGGCTACGGCGGTGAACTCTGATCCGTTCGCCGCGCGGAGTGAGAGCGAGTTGAGCAATGCTAACGGCAACGGTAACAACAATCAGTAACTCGGGGCTGGTCTCCCTCATCGCGTCTTCGATTGCGTTTGCAATCGGGATCCTCGGGATCTACATCGCGGTGAAGCGGGACCGGCCGTCTGAGATTGCCATCATCGTGATGATGACCGCGATCGTCGGGGTATCCCTGCTCATTCGGTACGCCAAACTGTTTGGATGGTTTGAACTGTGAGCCCATTGCCCGGTGGAGAACAGATCTCGGACGAAGACGATGGGGATCTCGTTACCCCGGAGATCGAAGCGCAGATCGAAGCGGAAGCGGTGGAAGCCCAAGCCGAGCCGGCCCCGAGCGAGCCGGCCGCACCGACGAATCCCCTTTTCAATCCGGCTGGTGGCCGGCCGCCGGCTGGCCCCGGTGGAGTGGCCGGTGGCGATGACCTGCCAGACCCGGGTTCCCCCGAGGTCATTACAATCACTGACGAGCACACCATCCCCGATATCGGTGTCGCTCTTCAGTTGCCGGACGAACTTCCCCCGCCTGCCTAGGCGGGCCTACGAGGGGATTTCAAATGCGAGCACTCCAGGGAGCGGGCGCGCTGATCGCGGCCGGGATCGCGGCGGGCGCACTTTACCTGGCGCCGAACGCGTACGCCGCGAGCATCATCACCATCCCGGGTACCGACCTGAACGTCTGCACCGTGCAGGCGGACACCGTATCGGGGCTTGTGGCGGAGCTGAAGCTAGGCACGGCCCTGGAGGCGGTAGTGAGGCTGGCCCTGCCGTCCGATGCCGACCTGGTGAAGCTGAAGGGCCAGTGTGTGTCCGTGAGCGTGCCTCCCTCGGCCAGCGAAGAGCCCAGCGCGAGCGAGACCCCCTCCACGAGCGCGAGCCCGACGCCGGACAGTCATTTCCACAAGCGGCACCCCAAGCCCTACAAGTGCTCGAAGTACTACTCCGCGTGCCCCAAGGACGAAGCGCCGGACACCGGGCCGCATGACGACCTGGACCACCCGGCCGTCAACCTCGTGCCCTGATGGAGGAGTTCGAGACAGACACCGTGAGCGAGAAACTCCACGGTGCAATCTCGAAGATCGTAAGTGACGCGGAAGGCGCGGCCATGGTTACCAAATGGATTTGCCTGGCCGAGGTGATCGACGAACAGGGCGATAAGTCCCTCTGGTCCCTGGGCTCGCACGAGCTGAGTATGTGGGACCGGATCGGTATGGTGGAGTTTCATTCCAGGGGGCTCCAGCCCGAACGGGAGTAGCTATGGCCAAGCGCAAAGGCGGCTCGCACAAGTTCTCTTCCAAAGCACAATGGCGCTGGGCGTTCGCCACCCATCAGAAGTGGGCTCGTAAGCACGCGCACAAGAGCCGCCCGTTCAAGACCCTGCCGTACAAGACCGGGCACTCCCGTAAGCTACGGGGATGAACTACTTGACGGAGGGCGATGTGGTTGTCAACAAAAAGAGGCGCAAGAAAAAGAAAAGCAAAAAGCGTCCTCCAGCCTACTAGGCGGAAGGCGCTCCAGCCGAAGATTAACCTGGGTGCGTACTACCTTCGAAAGAAGAAATGAATTTTCCGCAGGTGCCGCCCGAGGTGGCCGGCCAGTTGATCGCGGCTGCCGCGTGCTCACCGCACCGGGAGATCTGCGGCTTCATCACCCACGACTGGCGGATCGTGCCCATCCGCAACGTGGCCGCCGGGGACCGCTCGTTCGCCATGGATGAGGACGAGTTGATGAAGCTCATGGTGGCTACCGAGGGCCGGTTACTCGGGATCTATCACAGCCACCCCGGCGGGGACCCGTACCCATCGGATACCGATGAGACGTTCGCCTACACGCGGTACTACCGCTATTTCATTGTGACCGCGCAGGGATTTTACGAATGGGATTTCTCTGATGGCAAACCCAAAGCGATCAACGCAGCGGGCCAGCGGTTCGCCGAAGACATGGCTTACCCGTTATTTACAGCTCCAGAGAAAATACGACACCACGATTGACCAGGCGCTCGCGGACGCGGCCGAGGATGCCGCGCTGGAGATGCACTCCGGACACCGGGCAGTGCAGACCCGGCACGCGGTACTTGCGATTCAATCCATTCTGGGCACCTTCTGGCAGGGCCTCGGGGACACCATCAAAGCCGGTCGGTCCGAGGCTGCCGCGCTCGCGGTGGAGCAGAGCTTCTCGTGGAACCGCTACTACTGGGATAAGACCGGCCGGCGTGAAGAGCTGCGCAAGAAGCTCACCGCCGAAGCGGAGCGCAACGTGGAAGCTGCGGTGGCCCGGATCTACAAGACGCACATCCCGCTCGCGGAGTCGGTGTACAAGACCCGTGCGCTAGCCGATGGATGGGTGGACAAGAAGGTGACCTCCGGGCTAGCCCGTGGGCTCACCGTGGATGAGATGAAAAAGGAGGTAACGGATTTCATCAAGCCGGACGTGAAGGGCGGGGTGTCCTACGCGGCCCGGCGACTGGCCAGATCTGAAATCAATAACGCGTACCACGCAACCACCATCGTGCACAACGAAGAGCTACCGTTCGTGGAAAGCATGACCTGGCGGCTGTCCGGGAGCCACCCTCGGCTAGACATTTGCAATGTACTGGAGCAGAACTCTCCGTATCCCAAGGAGAAGGTTCCGCCGAAGGCACACCCGCAATGTCTGTGCACGGTGTACCCGAACACCACCAGCCACGACGATTTTTTCAAAGCGTTCAACGAAGGCCAGTACGACACATGGCTAGATTCGCTGCCAGACTAAAGGGTCCGGTAGGATCTCAGGATCACGACACGAAAGGAACCACCGTGGGAGAGCAGAGCCTCCTTAGCTGTAGCGAGCGGAGCCGCACAGCGATCGGTTACCTTCCGAATGGTTTTGCAATCTACCCGATTTTCGGGGCAGAGGGCGAGCCCGCAGGAGACGGTACCAACACAAATGCAAATGGCCAGGGTGCGGGAGGTGAAGGCGACGGGAAGCCCACAGAGGGCGGTGACGGAGCCGGCACGGACGGTACCAAGGACACGCCGAAAACCTACACCGCTGAAGAGTTCGCGGCCCTCCAGAGGAAAGTATCTCTGGCGGACAAGCGAGCGGAGGCGGCTGAAAAGAAGGTTACCGACGCCGAACGCAAGGACATGGATGCCAAGACCCGCGCGGAGACCGAGCGGGATGAAGCAAGGAAACTCGCCGAGAGTACAGCCAATCAATTGCAATCGGCTCGTATTCAAAACAAGTTCCTGGCATCCAACAAATACAACTGGCATGACCCGGAGACCGCGCTGGCGCTGATCGACATGTCCGATGTGGAGATCGACGACAACGGCAAGGTAACTGGCCTGGATGATGCGATGAAGGCGCTAGCGGATGCAAAGCCCTTCCTCCTGAAGCCGAAGGACGACCCGAAGGACGAAGGGAAGGGATCTGGAAAGGGCAAGTCCGGTAACTCGCCCAAAAATGAATCCGGTAACGGGAGTGGTCGACAGACCGACCGGGACCGGCTCATGGACAAGTATCCGGGCCTCCGTCGCCAGGTTCGCCTTCCGGGCTAACCCCCGCCGTACGCAGATCTGGCGGGCCAAATGAGAAAGGTAAACCTAGCGTGGCGCGCTATGACAAATACGATCCATACGACGGAGGCTTTCGAGCCGCACTCGCCGTCGACTGGCTCTCGACAGATCTGGACACGGTGATCGGTGTTTCCCTGAACGCATCGGGGAAGCTCGTGAAGGGTACGGCCGGCCAATCCGGACCGTGCGGTGTCGTGGTTCTCACGAAGGCCCACAAGGCGGGGCACATCGTGGACGTTATGACCGATGGCGAGATCGTGGACTTCACGGTAGCCGGCCGCCCGAGCGTCGCGTTCGCGGCGGCGGTGGCCGGCACCGCGTTCTACGTGGCCACCACTGGCGCCATCTCCGCCACGAACACGGGGTTCCCGGTCGGTTGGACCGTGGAAGCCGCGCGGCTCGTGGTTCGCTTCGGCCGATCGGCAGGTGCCTGACATGGAAAAGGTAATCAGCCTGGCCGAATACCACGCCTCCACGGCGAACCCGCTGGTGACCCCCGGCTTCATCCGGGCACCGATGGCGCTGGAAGCGGCCGAGGGTCACACCTTGGTTGACTGGCGCGAGTACGGGCTCTTCCCGCTCCCGATGGGTGCCGCTGGTGGTTACTCCACCGAGGCGGATGTCGTTACGCAGACTGCGGACGGCATTGATCTGAATGCAATGTGGGACGAATTCCAGGCCACCCTGAACATCTACAATCAGGGCCGCTCGGCGCTCGTTTCCATTTTCACATTCCGAGTCACGCAGCTGATCGAGAACGTCCCGCAGGTGGGGGAGAGCGTCTTCGAGGAAGCCTCCGAATTCGGTGTCCCGAAGTCCGTGCGGCCCGAGCTTGCGTACTTCCAGCTCGCTTACGACTTCAAGGACTACGACCTGGCGACCCGCTACACCTGGAAGTTCCTCCGGGACGCGGACGCGCGGCAGGTGGAGGCCATCCACGAGCAGGCATTGGGCGGGGACAACCGCCTGATCTTCCGCAAGGTGATGGAAGCCATCTTCGACAAGGCAAACCGGGCGGCGGACATCAACCGCCAGAACTACACCGTGTTTGCTTTGTACAACGCGGATGGCACGGTGCCGCCCGCGTACAAGGGGCAGACCTTCTCCGGCTCGCACAGTCACTACATGGTTTCCGGTCACACGGTCGTTGACTCCGATGATCTGGAAGACATGTACGACAACATCTCAGAGCACGGCTACGGAATTGAAAACGGTACGACCTTCGTAGCCCTCATGCAAAAGGATGTCATCCGGGAAATCCGGAAGTGGCGAGTGGGCCAGGACACCGGAGACGATGGCGCGGGCGGCGGTACCGCCGTGGCGAACTTCGATTTCATTCCGGCTCCGAACCAGCCCGCGCTGATCGTGCCGAACGCGGACGGTCTGCTGGGCAGCCAGCCGCCGACCACGTGGAACGGCCTGCCGGTGATCGGCAGCTACGCCGGCATCCTGATCGTGGAGGAGGCTTACGTCCCGCCGGGCTACATACTGATGCTCGGCACCGGGGGCGCGGGTAACCTTCAGAACCCGGTCGGACTGCGTGAGCACGCCAACGCGCAGTACCAAGGGCTCCGGCTCATTCCGGGCAATCAGCAACGGTACCCGCTGATTGATTCCTTCTACTCCCGAGGCTTCGGCACCGGGATCCGGCAGCGCGGCGGCGCGGTGGTTATGCAATTGACCACCAATGGGACCTACACCACTCCGCCGCAGTACGCCAACAACGGGGACCTCTCGGCATGAGCCGGCAGGTAAGCCGGACGGGCCCGTGGACAGAGGAGGACGTGGCGTACATGCGCTCGCGCCCGACTCGGTTCGCGGCCCAGCTGCGGCAGGTGGACGAAGGGCCTACGCCCGATCGTCCAGGTCCGCCAGAGAACGAGCCGGAAGGCGCGCTGGTGGAGAACAACCCCGAGGTGAACGGGCGGGACGATATCGAGTACGTGGACGGTCTTAACGTGAGCCAAATCAAGGATGAGCTTCGAAAGAAGGGGCTCCCCACCACGGGCAACCGCGCGGATTTGGAAAACAGACTGTTGGACGCTCTCGCGGCCGACGACTAGGACCGTTCTACCTGGAGCCGGCCGGCTCGCACCGACACGAGTCGGCCGGCTCTACCACTCGGTAAAGGAAGCTCCCATGGCGATACTGGCCGGCGTCTATGGCCCGACTGGAATGGAATACCCAGACGGGCGGCATGCGATCGGGATCTATGTACCCGTTTTCAACGCGGGTACGGACGACCTGGCGACCCTCTACGTCAACGCACAGAAGACTGGACTGGCTCCAAATCCGGTCACCACGGACGCGTTGGGGAACCTGACTTTCTTTGCCGTGCCCGGCAATTATGAATTGGAATTTGACCCGGAGCTGGACCGCATCCCGGTCTATGTTGGGCTGAACGGCAACGAGCCGGTGGCTGATATCGAGCCGATGTCGTATCAACACACCCAGTCTATTCCAGCGTCCGAGTGGGATTGCCCTTATCCATTGGGTTTCAAACCGTCCGGGATCGTCGTGCTCGTGAGCGGCAACGGACACACGCTAGTGCCAATTAGCTACGGTGACGGGCGGATCTTCGTGCATCACGGTGCCCCGTGTACCGGGACAGTGGAGATGAGTTAGCAATGGTTGACTACCCATGGGGCAATAACCAGGACGCTCGCGGCTATGAGCTGAAGCAATTCAAATTGTGGGAGGTCAACGGCTTCCCCACTCCGAGTGGCCCGCTTACCGGCGTCATCGCGCGGAACACGGTCAACGGTCAGATTGCGGTGTGCGACGGCTCGGCGTGGACGCTGGTCGCCACCGATTCGCCAACCCTCGAAGGCCACGCGGCGGCGTACTTCCAAGACTTGGCGAACATCCCGAACGGCAACCTGGCCGCCGCGCGGGTGTCCGGGCTCCAGGCGGTGATCAACGCAACCAAGCTGAACGCGCTCACCGCGCCGGACGCGGACGTGGATTTCAACAGCCACTCTCCGACCGGACTCCGCGCGGCTAGCGCGAGCACGGACGCGGTACGGAAGTCCGATCTGGACGCGGTGGCGGTCATTGCCAATGCCGCCGCCGCCGGGGTGTCCTACAAGAACCCTGTCCGCGCGGTGAGTACCACGAACCTCACTCTCTCCGGCACCCAAACCGTGGACACAGTGGTCCTGGTGGACGGGGATCGCATCCTGGTGGCCGGCCAGACCGCCGGAGCGGCTAACGGGCTCTACGTGGTGCACAGCGGTGCGTGGACTCGCACGAGTGACGCGGACACGAATGGCGAACTCGCGCCCGGCACGCAGGTGGTGGTCAACGAGGGTACCAACGGGGACCAGCCCTGGTACCTGACGGCGGACGCGGCGATCACCATCGGCACCACCGTGCAGGTGTGGAACAAGCTTCCGTTCCCCACTGGCGAGATCGGTGTAGCCGGGGCCGGCATGACGAAGTCCGGCAGCACCTACGACGTGGGCGCCACGGTGGGCGGTCTCATCACGGTGGGGGCCGACTCGATCGGGCTCACCCGGGGCACCGCCGGCACGAAGCGGGCGGCGGCATACCAGGAGTTCGACATCACGGGGGCCGGCTCGGGCACGGTGGACCTGGCGCACGGCTTCGGCTATCAGTGGGTGTCCGTGAAGGTCTACGAACTGGTCACCGGCACGTGGTCCGAGATCGGCGGCATCGGGGTGGAGCCCTACTCCACCTCCAATTGCCGGCTCTACTTTGGATTCACTCCGCTGGACGGAACCATCAAGGTTTGCGTGACGGGCTGACCCATGGTTGAACTCCTGCACCGGGGCCCAGTGCCTAGCGCATCGAATGCGTTCAGGCGGAAGGACGACGCGCCCCCGACGCACTCCCACGCGGAGAGCGACGTAACCAGCCTGGTTTCCGACCTGGCCGGCAAGTCTCCCACGAGCCACTCGCACACCGGGCTCACGTGGTCGGATCGAGTGGTGATCCTCACCGATGCCACTTCCATCACGCCGAACGCGCAGAGCGGATTGGTGGCTGCCTTCCGGTGGAATATGGCGGCGGCTTCCACCCTCATTGCCCCGACGAACCCCGGGGAATTACAAATCATTCGTGTTGCGGTGAAGCCAGCCAGCGCGTTGAACCTCATCCTCTCCGGCTTCATCGGCTCCAGCGACTACGCCACCGGCACCATTGCCTTGACGAGTGGTAAGTGGACCACGTTTGTTTTCCAATACATCGGTGACATCGGTTGGCAGTGGACCGGTAAGAGCGTGAGCGCTTAATGGCCACGGCGGGCAGCATCCTCAACATTGGCTCCGGCTCCGGCCAGAACCATTTCAATCTGGGCGTTGCCCGCGATGGCGACGGGTCGATTACCACTAAGACCCAAGCCGAACTGGTCACCTACGACGAGAGCCCGTACTTTTCACTGGACGACACCGGGGTCTGGACGAATTTCGCTGTCCGGCTGGATGGGGTCACCACCGAGGGCTCCACCTATCCCCGGTCCGAGCTGCGTGAGCTGGACACGGACGGCACCACGCTCTACGGGTTCAATCCGACCACCGGTGACCACTGGATGCAGGGCCGCACGATCATTGACACGCTAGCCGCTTGGAAGCGCGCGATGGTGATCGGGCAGCTCCACGACACGATTTCCGATGTCATCATGATTGCATCGCAAAACGTGGAGCCGAGCCCGTACGTAGTCGGCGGAGACACGAAGATCGTGGTTCGGATCAACGGCGGGGCCGGCTCGGGCGGGCTATCCCTCACCGCTATCCCGCTATACATCCCGGGCACTCAGATCCCCTGGAAGATCCGAACCGGCTCGATCGGTTGGGAGGTCTACATCGGAGACCTCACCACGCCGATGTTCAAATCTTCCGACCCGGGTATGCAAGCGCTTGCGGCTAGCGGGCTCTGCTACCACAAGGCTGGATGCTATTCCAATACAAACGCCACGGTAGAAGCCGGTGCCCCGCTCGGCAACGGTAGCCCGAGCACCTTCCACGTGAAGTGCCGACTCCGGGACCTGAAGCACTGGCACACCTCCTGGCCTACCCCGCAGGTGATGACCAGCGGCACGAACTTCACCCCGGGTACTGGCGTGATCGGAACGCCTCGGTTCGGTGCCAAATTGGTTTCACTTAATACCGGAGGCGACGGAGTCACCCCGTTGATTTTCACTCCGGCGTGGCCAACGACACTGCCGGATCCGGGGGACTTGGTAGCGTGCATCATTTGGACCTGGCGCGCTTCAGTGAGTGCGCCATCTACTCCCAGCATTGCTTCCGGTTGGACCAGTTTGGTAAGCGATTCTCTGCTCGCGGTAGCGCACGGCATGCGCAACCGGATCTACTACACCCGATACACCGCTGGCATGGCCGCACCGGGGGTCAGCTATAGCGCAAACACCGACTCCGATGTCGTGGCGGCGCAATTGCTTTGCGTTCCGGGTGCGTGGTCTTCTGGCGACCCAACCGATCAGATCACCGCCGCGCTCACCGCGTCGGCCGCAAACAGTACAACGGTGATCGGTCCGGCTCCCGCGCTGGGCAGCCAGGCTCCAGCCGGATCGGTCGTTCTTGCCCTGATCGGGCACGAGTACCCCCGCCCGTCCGGCACGGTCACCACGGTCACCGGCACGGACACCCCGGCGCGCACCTACACGGAAGTCCTGGAGCACATCGGCACTTCACCGGCCGGCCCGACCCTGGCGCACGACTGGGCACCCATGCCAGCGGCAACCACGGTGGTGGCCAAGCAAGCCACTGGCACCGCCGGGACAACCGGTAAGGGTTTCGGCCGGATGTGGTCCATCAAGCCCGAGCCGCCGCTCACACACGGAATCATCAACGCCTGCGCGGGGAGTAGCTGATGGCAGACACGGTGAACGACGTCCGGGATAAAATTGAAACCGACGCGGAGAGCCACGGTTGGGATGACGACAAGATCACTGCCTATCTCGGGGACGGCAAGACCGCGAACCGGATAGCCGCGATCTATTGGAATCGGCGCGCGCAGGAAACCCTGTACCTGGTGAACGTCTCCGAGAGCGGTAGCTCACGCTCGCTCGATCAGGTCTATCCGCGCATGGTGGAGATGGCCAACATGTACACCCGGCTAGCCGATGCCGAGGATGACAGCGGCCCGTCCGAGACCTCCACGCGCTTCGTGCGCTCGCACCCGATCGAGCGGCTGTAGCCATGGCCGGGCTGAACATCCCGATCCCCACGACGCCGGCAGAGCCCACTACGGCTACGCCGAACACCGAGCTACTCATCCAGCGCAAGATCACCCACGCCTTCATCCGCGCCGAGCCAGTGGACCTCGGGCTAAGCCGCCGCGCGGAGACCCGGACCCCGGGCGGGGGAGTGGATCGGAACTTCGTCCGGCAGCTCCCCACGCAGACTTTCAAAATCATCATGATCTCCCCGGCCGGAGGCTCGATCGAGCAACGCGCGGAGGACGGCACCGAGCGGCGGACAGACTTCGTGCTGCTCGGCGAGTGGAACGCGGACGTTGCGATCGGGGACTACTGGGATGACTCCACCGGCCAACGGTGGGAGATCCAATCACTCATTCCGTACAACGGCTATGAGGTCCGGGCCAACGTAGCGAGCTACGGAAGGCGGCCCCTCGGTGGCTAACAAAGGGATTGATTTCACTCAGATGATTGCCCGGCTGGACCGGCTGGAGCAACTCACCCCGCGAGCCATCCGAGGCGGCACCGCGCTCACGGCGGCCAACGCAACCGCGCACATGAAGACCGAGGCCCCGTGGACCGACCGGACCGGCGCGGCCCGCTCGGGGGTGCTGGCCAGCGACACCTCCACCGGAGACGAGTTTTCAATTCTGCTCGCGCACGCGGTCAAGTACGGGATCTGGCTGGAGCTTATGCAAGCCGGCCGGTTCTCCATCGTAACCCCCACCATCAAGTGGGCCGCCGACGAACTCCAGCAATTTATCAATGGTCTGTGGGGGAAGATCAAATGAGCGCGCGCCACGCGGTGTACTCGCTGCTCGCGGAGGATCCGGTCCTGGTCCAGGACTTTGAATTGGGGCCGGACCGGATCTGGGCTACGTATGCAATCGACGCGTTGCCGCGCACCGGGTACACCCTGGTAATCCGGTGGGGAAATCATCCTTTTGAAATCGAAACTCACGGGCCGCAAGACTTGTCCGTGTGGTGCTACCGCTCGCTGGATGCCGGCCGGGATTACGCCGGCCACCTGCGGATCCTGGAGCGGGTGATATACCTACTTACCAACACAATTGGACGGGAAGGCGAGGACGGATATTTGAACCAAGCGTTTGCAAATGGAATGAGCGATGACTTCGTGGACGAGGTCTACGGCGCTACCGCCATGAACGCATCGTTCACCGTCCTCGCACGATAAGATTAATTACCCCGAGAGGAGTTGGAAATGGCAGACCCGAAGGCGCAGGTAGTTTACAAGGGAATCGCAACCCGACGCACCATTTCGGCGGAAGAGTTCAAGGCGGCCGGCGTGGACGGACAGAAGGCGGTGGAGTGGACGAAGGCGGGCGGGAACACCCTGGACGCGGACGCTCTTTCGCCGGAGGCGCTAGCGCTACTGGCCAAGGACAAGGAGTTCGTGGTTCCCAAGAAGACTCAGACGTCCTAGAACTCCGCTGTCCGCGTGGATTGCTTTTCGGCCGGCTACTGGACCAGAACACGCTAGAGGTCAAGTGCAGATCGGAACTATGCGGCGGAGGGCGGGGCCGGGTGGTACTCCACGATTTCGATTTGAAATCCGGGGAGATCATCCGGACTAGGCGATTCAAGAACCCAACAGAGGTAAGGAAGGTGAAATGACAGCGCCACTTGAAACCGCGTTGCCATATGGCCTACGGGATATCAAAGTCACCCCGTACACCGACGCAACCGGCACTGTCCTGGACGATGCGGACGATGCTTCGATCGACTTGCCCAACGCGCGGACTCTGTCGTTCTCCGAAGCGGAGGACTTCGAAGAGCTGCGCGGAGACGACCGGACGGTGACCACCCGTGGTAAGGGTGCCACTGTCGAGTGGGAAATCGAGTCCGGCGGCATCTCGCTGGAAGCCTGGCAGGTGATGACCGGCGGAGAGATCATTGACTCCGGCATCGCGGGCGCGCGCAAGCGGGTACTTCGCAAGCGCGGCAGCCAGGCCCGGCCGTGGTTCCGCATGGAGGGTCAGGCCATCTCGGACTCCGGCGGTGACATCCACTGCGTGCTCTACAGGTGCCGGTTCACGGACAACCTGGAAGGCGAGCTGGGCGACGGAGAGTTCTTCCTGACCTCGGGCAAGGGCACCGCGCTGCCGATGCTGGATGAGGCGGCGGACATCCTGTACGACTTCGTACAGAACGAGGTTGCAACCGCAATCCCGACAACCCCTGTGTAATTTCAAACGGAAAGGGCTAAGGAGCACAGAGATGCCAAGCCACAATGAAAGCAAGTACACCCCGTCCGTATGGGGGACCCGGTCTCTCCGCGATTTCAAAACCCCCTCGGGTCAGCTGTGTCAGATCCGGCTGGTTTCGGTGGAGACCCTGGCGGCCGATGGCTACCTGGACCAATTGGACTTGCTCACCAATAAGGTAGCAACGGATGTAGTGGGTCCGGCGCAGGGCAAGCGCCCGCAGGACCACCAGAAAAAGCAACCCACGAAGGCGGAGATTGCCGCCGCGCAGAGCAACCCCAAGATCTTTGGCTTGTTCGACAAGGTGGCGGACATCGTACCGATGATGGCCATGGTCAATAAGGTAGTAGCTTACATCGTGGTCCAGCCGGAAATTCGCATTGCATTCCACGAGGACGGGTCTCCGCTCGCGCACGACGACCGGGAAGAGGGCGTGGTCTACGCGGACACCATCTCCATGGAGGACCGGTTCGCCATCTTCCAGACCTCCATCGGGGAGATGGGTGAGCTGTCGACCTTTCGTAAGAAGTCCAAAAAGACTGTGGGAGACGTGGAGGATGGCGGAGGCGTACCACCGGACTCCGAGTGAGCTACTCAAAATTCAAAACCCCCTGCACGCTTACTTCCTCGATCGAGCGGTTTTCTATTTCGGCGTAGCGATTGACGCCGATATGGAGAGATCGACCCGGGACGCTAAGACCGAGAAGATGCGGGTGGTAAAACAGAATATGGTTTTCAATCGCTGGAAGATCACGGAGGGATCCAGGGGTTATCGAGACCCCAACGTGAAGTAGTGGGAGGGCGGCATGCCGAACTACGATCTCGGTACCGCGCACGGTACCATCAAGATCGACTATGATAAGTCTGGTTTTGCCGCCGCCCGTAAAGACATGCAAAACATGTCCAAGGATAGTGACAAGCTCGGCAAGTCACTGGACGACCTGGACGGCAAGTTTGAAAAGCTCTCGGCTCGGGGCAAGGATGGCATCAAGGTTGACTTGGATGTCAACGATGCAAAAGCAAAAGCCGAGATGGACAAGTTCCTCGCCGATCAGAAGAACAAGCGCGTTCAGATAGAAATAGAAGTAGACCGGAACACCCTCGGCAACACGCTAAGCAAGGAGCTTGCCCAGCTTGGCGCGCGAGAGAAGATCCACGTCGGGGTGGATGTAGACCAAAGTCAATTGAAAGCCGTGGAGAAGTTCATTGGGGGCATCCTCGGTGGCATTACCTCCGGGTTCGAGACGGTAGGCGGAGCCGGAGCGAAGGCGTTCGGTACCGCCACGAGCGCAGCGGACGGCTTCACGGATGCGCTGTCCGGCGTGGGCGGCTTCCTGACTGGGATGCTCGGCACGCTGGGCAAGGTGCTAGCCATCACCGGGCTAGTCGCAGTGGCCTTTGATGCCATCGTGGAGGTTGGTGGCCTCATCACAACCTCCCTGTTTGCGGTGCCGGCCGCACTGTCGCTGATCGCGGTAGGCGCGGGCGCGGTGATGCTCGGTATGGACGGGATTAAGAAGGCGGCTAAGTCTATCGAGCCGCAATTCAATTCATTAAAGAAGTCCATATCCGATGCTTTTGAAAAGGGCATGACGCCAGTTTTCAAACAACTGGCTACCATCTTCCCGCAGCTGAAAGTAGGACTCGGGGACACCGCAACCGCGATCTCCGGCGTTGCCCTCGGGCTGGCTAAGGTAGTGACCACCGGCCCGGGGCTGGCCACGCTTAGCCAGATCATCGGCAACGTTAACAATGCAATTAGAACGATGGGGCCGGACCTCAATCGGATCGTGGGCGACTTCCTCCGGCTGGCCAGTAACAAGTCCGCGATGGATGCGCTTACCGGCGCGGTTCACGCGTTCGCCCAAGACTTCGGCCAGGTAATCGCGGAGCTGGATTCCTCCGGCACGCTGGATGCCGCGTTTAAGGGGCTGGAGGGGACTCTCAAATCCCTTATCGGCCTGGCCGCCTCGTTGATGCAGAACCTCACCACCGCGTTCGCTGCCGGGGCCCCCGGGCTTAATCAATTCATTGATGACCTCACGGTGTTCTTCGATAAGTTCGACTGGGCGAAGGTCGGTAAGGCGGCCGGAGATCTCTTCCGGAACATCGGCGATGCGCTGGCCAGCATTCCAAAAGACACGATCACCCGAATCACCACTTCGCTACAGGGGCTCTCGGACGCTTTCAAAGATCCGAAGGTTGTCGCTCTCATCCACGGCATGGTGGCCGAGATCCCCGGCGTTATCGACATGCTCTCGAACTTCATTCTCAAACTGGGTGAGGCGTACGACAAGGCCAAGAAGGTTTTCGACTTCCTCCAGTCGAACGGGATGCTGGAGCCAACCGGCGGGCCGACCGAGAACACCGGCTTTGCCAAGCTCGTGGACTCCGGGGACGCCTCGGGCGGAGGCGCGATCGGCCGGGGCATCAAGAACGGCGATCCGTTCGGGCTCGTGTCGCTCGGCAAGTCCATTGACGACTGGTTTAAGTCTTCCGGGCTGACCGACAAGCTCCACGCCATCGGCGATCAGATCGTTACCTACTTCACGGTCACCCTCCCCGCGCAGATCGCGGGCATCGGCAACTGGTTTGCAAACCTATTCGGCGTGCCGGATATGGCCACCTTCCAAACTCAAATCAATACCTCGCTGGATAGCGTGGTCACCACCATCAAGACTTGGATCACCTCGCTCCCCGGCAAGGTCGGTAGCTGGATCGCGGGTCTTTTCAAATCGGACCCCGGTGGCCAAACGCAGGTAACCCAAACCCTGGACACCGATGTGGTGCCGGCCATCAAGGCGTGGATCACTTCCCTTCCGGGGAAGGTAGGCAACTGGATTGCTGGTCTATTCGGCGCGTCCAGCATGGGGGATTTGCAAACGAAAGTGAACTCCGCGCTGGATGGCGCGGTGACCGCTATCAAGGCTTGGATAACCGCGCTGCCGGGCAAGGTCGGGGACTGGCTCTCCGGCATTTTCAATCAACAGAACGTGGCCAACGTCCAAACGAAGGTGAATGCCGCGCTGGACGGCGCCGCGCAGGCGGTCATTGCGTGGGTGAAGGCCCTGCCGAGCAAGGTGGGCGATTGGCTGGCCGGTCTGTTCGCGCCGTCCGCCACGGGCGGGACCTCGGTAACCACCGCGCTGGACCGGGACGTGTTGCCGGCCATCATCCAGTGGTTCAAAGACTTGCCGAGCAAGATTGGCGATTGGGTAGGTAGCCTTTTCAAAACCGACAGCAACGCGGGCGGCGTGCTCGGGGCGAACAAGCCGCAAGCCGGGTTCGGTTCCGGTATCGGCTCGTTGAGTGACTCTGAGATGTCCGGGCTCTTCGGCGGCGGAGAGGGTGGCGGCGGGGACATCACCGCGCAGGTGAACGCCATGCTCCAGGGCGCGCTCCAGGCCATCCAGGCGTTTGGCCCGCAAGCGGCCGCCGCGATGAATACCGCGATGATCCAAGTTAACAATGCAATTATTACCAGCCTGGCCACGCTCGGGCCGGTGATCTCCGCCCAGTTCACCACGCTCGCGCCCACCATTTCGGCGGCGATCAATGCGGCATTCGCTGCGGCGTTCACCACCATCTCCACCACGCTGGCCGCGCAGATCAACAACGCGTTTGTATTGGCATTTAATGCCGCGTTCGTCACCCTCGGCCCGGTGCTCGGGGTCACCATCGGGTTGATGCTGAACCAGGCCATGACTGGGGCCCTGACTACTGCCGGGCCGACTCTAGCAATTCAAATCAATAACCTGTTCACTACCGCGTTCGCCACCATCGGGCCGGCGATCACCCTCGGGCTGACGACAGCGATTCAAGGCGCGGCGGCCGGCGTAGCTACCGCGCTTCAGCCCATCGTGGCGGCGGTGGCCGCGCTCGCACCACAGATCACCACGGCTGGCACCACCGCGTTTGCTGGCATCGGTACCGGGGTGAAGGCGGGTGTGGATGCCGCCGTGGCGGCGGTGAACACCGGCAAGGAGCAGATCGTCACGGCGGTCAAAGCGATTGGCCCGGCGGTAGCCGAAGCGGTGAAGGGCCAGGATTGGGGCGCGGTCGGCAAGGGCGTTACCGATGGAATTCTGAAAGGAATTCAAGCCGGCTGGCCCGCGCTGATTGCCGCCGTGCAGCAACTCGCAATGCAGCTACTTGCCGCCGCGCTCGGCGCGCTGGGCATTGCGTCTCCGTCTAAGGAGTTCTTCTGGGTAGGCGAGATGATGACGGAAGGCTGGCTAGGCGGCGTCATGAAGGGCGCTAAATCCCTGCTCGGTGGAGTCGGGGACATCATTGGTTGGATCTTCGGTCTGTTCGGTGGTGGCAAGGGGCACGGGCACGGACCTAAGCCTCCTCCCCCGCCACCACCGCCGCCTCCGCCGCCTCCGCCCCCGCCGAGCACGGGCATCGGGTGGAACCCGAATAGCCGGCCGACCGGCGCGAGCTGGGCGCAGGATCCGTTTATGCACGGGCCCATCTCGGTGACGATCGACGCTAAGACCGTGGCTGAAATGAATACGGTGGTGGACTTCTTTAACGGGGTCCAGCAAACCGCCCGAGCGGGAAGGTCGAACTGATGGCGGTATATGAGCTGGGCGGGAACACCCAAGACGGGTCCCTCGGCTCCGGTGGCAACAACTACGATGACGGCCCGGATTTCCAGTTCAAAATCCAGGAGGCCCTTAACGTATTCGTCGCCGGAGAAGACCCGATCGTCGGTGAGAACAACCTCGTAGGTGCGTACATGACCTCCGAGCGGTTCGAGGACCCGGACAACGAAGGCCACATGATCACGGCCTACATCCAGCGGCTTTATGAAATGTGGGAGCAGTGGGACGCCATTGATCAGGTGATCACCCCGCAGGAGGACATAGTCTCACTGGCCATCGCTCGGGTGCGATCGAGCTATGCCTACACCTCCTCCACGTTCGCCAAGACCGACACGCTCATGAGTTGGATCCTGGACTGGAGCCCGCCGCCCGGGTCCAGCTGGGCGAACCTGTACCAACTCGGGCTCTCGAACAACCCGGACATTCGGTTTGAGCAATTGATGTCGGACCGCTCGGCATCGGGCCAGGTATTCAACTTCTATGAAGCCGGCTCCGAGCGGTTCCTCACTGACTACAAAGCAAAACTGGCGCAGGGTAAGAAGAACCTTGGCGTGATGTCCGCGATGGAAGCGGAGCTGTACGACTACCCGCTCTCGGCCAAGACTTACTCCACGTACTTCATTGCGTCTTCCGGTAGCACCCACGAGAGTTTCAAACCGAAGCTGCGCTACCACACGGTGACTAAGCACAACCTGAACCACGTCAGTGGATGCTCGGTCCAGATGACGGACGGCACCTCGGTAGTTTTCAATTGGAATAAGACGCTCGCTCGGTACGAGCTGCGGTACCAGAAGATTACCCAGACGTCCTCCACGCTGATTGCTACCGGCTCGATCGGCGACGCGTACACCCTGTTCGGCGACATCGCTGGATTGCAAACGGTGGCGATGTGCCGGGACGACGCAAACAACATCTACGTGGCTGCCGCGAGCGGGACCACGGTGTACGGGGATATCTGCTACTGGGTGGCCGCCGCTTTCAAATACAACGGCAACTACTCCTGGACCGGTAAGGCGGCCGGCACCGGAGTGGAGGGGAATAACAACTCGTTCGGTGGCGCGAACGATCAGGACGGCAAGGTCAATAACGTTGCCATGGTGTGGCTCCCCAACCAACAGGGGCCCTCGGGCTCTACCGGCGGCACGGTGGCCATCCTGACTAGCCGCCGAGCGGGACACTGGGCGCTGCGGCAACAACAGATCACCACCATCCCGGCCGGCTATCTCCTGGCTACCGCTGGAGTGGTCCGCAACGAGAAGGTATCCAGCCATGCCCCGGCGTCGCTACAGGCCAATTGGCGGCCGATGAACGTAGCCGGCTCGGGGATGGACCTACTCCAGGTCGGCGGCGCGGCCAGTAACAAACTCTCGATCGGCACCTACTACCCGCCGATTGCTGGTTCCTCCGAGCCGATGCACGCGATGCTCACCGCGAATATGGGCACCGATGGCACCCCCACCGCGCCCGCGATCACCACCTACACCGGCAACACGCGCCGGTCCACCCTGAACGATCCCAATGGAAAAACCCGTACGCCATGGATGAACTCAAACACCCGGTACGCGGTTATCAACTCGGGCAAGATGGACATCCGCAACGTGGTGGACGATGCGTTGTTCCGAACCCTGGACTTCACCACTTTCAATATTACTAACTTCCCGAGCTTCGAGCAGATCCAATCCAGCTCCGCATGGGACGTGATCTGGGATGCCTCCAGGGCATGCTTTTGGATTTACTACATTGACTCGCAGAACCCGCGCTTGCTCCGCAAGGTGTCCTATGACCCGGAGTCGAACACGCTGGACCCAAGCCTCCAGTTCACCCCGAGCAACCTCGGGCCGTCCGGCTCGCGCATCGTGTCTATTCGCGCCCCGCGCGGGAGGATCGACAATCGCTGTGTACTGATTGATGTAGCGATGATCGACGGCACCCTAGCCCCGATGGACCTGATCATCCTGCGTGATCTCTCCATGAATCACGTGCCGAACGGTCCGCTCATTGCCGACATCACCTCTTTCAATGCAACCTCGAACAAGGACATCCCCTGGTTTTTCACCGACGCGGACCCCAACGACACCGCGAGCACGCAGGATGTCCAGGTCCGCCGGGTGTCCAACGGCACGGTGGTCTACCAGCCGAGCGGGGTAACCGCCACGCTGGTAACCGCGCCGGGGAATTACAAGTTCACCATCCCGTCCGGCTCGCTTTCAAATGACACGCAGTACCAGATCCGGATCCGGGCCTATGACGCGGTCGGCGGCCAGGGCGTATGGAGTGACTGGGTAGCGTTCACCACCACCGCCACGGGCGGGAATGTGATGATCACCGACCCGCCGGAGGACAACCTCCCGATGAACGTCTCCACGTTGCACGTAGCGTGGACCTATTCCAATACAAACCCGGCGATCATCCAGAACGGCTACCAACTCCGCCGGTACAACAACGATACGAACGTGCTGCTCTATGACTCCGGCGTGGTGTCGAGCACAGCGACAGCGGTAGATCTGACCGGGCTGGCCAGCGGGATCCACCACCGCATTGAGGTCTCCGTCCGAGGCACCGATAGCAACATGTCCGGCTCCGGCATTCGCATCGTGTTCCCGGACTACAACAACCCGAGCGTGCCGCAGATTCTCGGCGTGGCGGACCCGGGCGCAATCCGGATCCTGATCACGAACCCGCCGCCGAGCGGAGAGAACCCGCTCACGGTGTCTAACCAGGTGGCGCGCAAGGAGACCGGCCAGCCGGACACCGCGTTCGTGGTTGTGGGTACCGCCGGGGTGAACGGCACCTACACGGACTCCAGCGTGGCCTCTGGCGTGAGCTACACCTACCGGGTGCGCGGGGTGTCCGGTACCGGAGCCACTGGCGGTTGGTCGGCTACCGTGGACGTGGTGGCCCGGCTGACCGGCATGTGGTTCTCCATCCCGGAAGAGCCCAGCTTCGGCCAGGTGAGCTTCCCGTACGGCGGGGTCGGCCGGCAGGAGAGCTATTCACTGGCTAAGACTGGATTGCAATTCGTTGGTCGGACCTATCAGGTGGTCGACTACGGCACCTCGAAGGCGCGAGCCATCCAGATCACCACCCAGATCCCGGGCCCGGCGGAGAACGACAACTACGAACAGATGAAGTCCGCCGCGCGGCACATCGGAGAGGGCCCGGTGATCGTGCTCTACCGGGACCAGCGCGGCCGGAAGATGTACGCCTCGGTGGACGGGTTCTCCATGACGGACGTGGAGATGGGTTCCTACGATGTGAGCTTCACGCTCAATCAGGTCGACTTTGATGAGAGTGTGGTGTGAATGAAAAGCCTAGCCGTGAACGGGTACACCGCCGCCGCTGTGCTCGATCAGATCCGGGGTGTGTTCGGTAAGCGGGAGTGGGCTTTCCGGTATCAATTGCTTTCTAAAACTGGAGTCATCCTCGGGGACCTGACGAACGTTAAAGAGGGCTCGGGGTCTATCCGGCACGACTCCGAGGCGGTCATCAAGCGCACCGGGAAGTTCACCCTGGTAGAGGATGGTTCGATCGACTACTACTCGAACCGGGTCAAGCCGTGGATCCGGATCAAAATGCCGGACGGCGGTTGGGCAGAGTGGCCGCTCGGGGTCTTCCTGCTCACCACGCCCACGAAGGGGATCGACGTAGCCAGCGTGATCGCGCGGGACGTGGACGCCTACGACATGACGATCGTGCTCCAGGACGACACGGTGACGGATCGGTACTTCGTGGGCTCGGGCGCCAAGTACACCGATGCCATTATCGAATTGCTTTCAAACACATCGGGTATCTGGACCTGGAATGTGACTCCCTCCCTGGCCACCCTGCCAGCGGCCAAGGAGTGGGACCCGGGCACTTTGAAATACGACATCATCAAGGACCTGATCAACTCCATTAGCTACAACGATATTTGGTTCGACGGCAACGGGGTAGCGCAGGTAACCCCGTACGTGGACCCAAACGACCGGACAGCGGAGTTCGACTACTCCACGGACGCAACCTCGGTGATGCTGCCGGACGCGGAGCAAACGCTGGACCTGTTCGGCCGGGCTAACTCCTGGGTGTTTTTTGTTTCCAATCCAGACCAGACCCCGCTCCGGGTGACCCGGGTCAACGCCTCGGTGGACTCACCTACTTCCACGGTCAACCGGGGGCGAACCATTACCAAAATGGTCCAAGTGGATGCGGCGCCCGATCTGTTCGTGCTCGGTCAGATTGCTGATCAGAAAGTCCTGGAAGAGACTCTGGTTTTCGAAACGGTTAAGTTCCGAACCGGGTTGATGCCGATGCACGAGAACATTGACATGTACACCTTCGATTACACCACACTGGCCCCGAGCGGGAAGTACTTCGAGGTCTCTTGGGATATGCAATTGAATGCCGGAACCACGATGAACCACGTGGCTAGGCGGGCGGTGCAGATTCTGTGAACACTGACCAGGCGGAACCGTTTGCCCTATCTGAACAGAAGTTCGACGCGGACGCTCCCGTGGTGCTTAGCTCCATGTGGGGCGCGATGCCGAGCTACGACAAGAACGCCAAGTTCGCCACCGTGGACGCGGCCTATACCGGCGTGGGCTTCCCCAAAGTACTTTTCGATGGGGAGACCACCCTCACGCAGAAGACGTACAAGTACCTCGGGGCGAAGCCGGCCGCCTCCGCGCGGGTGGTGCTGGAGCCGCTCGGCGGAACCTATGTCATCACCGGGGCGCTAGGCCAGTCAAGCGTTCCCAAAGTAATCCATATGTTCTCGGTACCGATCATCTCGCTCGGCACTCCCACCACCACTACCCCGGTAAAGGTGGCCGAGATGTTGGTCCCGGACCCGGGTTGGCCCTACCAACTAGAGGGCATCATTGAGGCGCAGTACGTCCGACAGTTTGTAAACAACACGTGGTCTCTTTCCGCCCGGCTGGACTCCCTTACCGGGCAACAGATCTCCATGACTGGGCTCGGCGTGGAGGTGGGCTACGGCCTGCAACAGGGCATCCAGCCCGTCTCCTATCCCAAGGACTCGGTGCCCACGCTCACCGGCTCGCACATGGTCTACGGTACGGTGACCCGGACGGCCGGCGTGGGCGCGCTGAACTCGGTAGCTAGCTCGGCGTTCGGCTCCATGCTGGTTTTCATGATTCCGGTGCTGGCATGACTGAGTCCCGACTCGTTGGGGATGCCGGCTCCCGACCGTTTGCGATCGACGCTCCAGCGGTTATCTCAGTGCTGGCCGGCTACGACTACCAGGCCAATGATCCGAGCGTTAAGATTGCAAAAGTAGATCCCGCCTATGACATCAACTCCGGGCAAAATCCAAAGGTAACGTTTGACGGGGAGATCCTGCTCTCCACGAAGGGGTACCCGTACATCGGGCCGATTCCGAACCCGGGCGATCGAGTCATCATGCGTAAGCTCGGTGATTCGTGGATCATCGTGGGTGTTGTTGGCCAGGGTTTGAAAACCGTCAACGTATGGACCCAAGGAGCCCCGGCAATCACCGTGGCCACTGCGGCGGCCACCATCGTGATGTGTTCCATTGTAATTCCGGACCCGGGCTGGCCCTACCGGCTCGCGGCTATGGCGAGTGCGTACTACGAATCGGAAGACACGCACACCACCACCAGCACCCAATACGATCTCCTGGTCCGCGCGGGGAGTTCGACTGGCGTGGGCATCTCCCGGCAGGGGCTCGGCCGGCCGGACTTCGGCCGGCAGGTGACCGCCGGACCAGCGGTGAACGCCACAATCTACAATGGCGCAAACAGTGCGTGGATGGTGCTGACCCGCTCGGGCTCGGTGAGCACCGGGAAGGTACTCACCTCCTTTGGGGAGGGCTACAGCGGAATGGTTGTCTGGCAGGTACCGGTATGACGGACGCAGCGAAGTCAATCATTGCGGCGGTGGCCAAGTACAACCCGCCGATTTCAAAGGATTCCCGGCTAGCCACCGTGGACCCCGCTTACGCCGGGCTTCCCGCGCTGCCGAGGGTGACGTTCGACGGGGAGACCGCGCTGTCCCCGGGGACGTACCAGTTCATCGGGGATATGCCGGGCAAGGGCGACCGGGTGGTGATGCAACCGCTCGGCGGCTCGGGCGGAGTCTGGGTGATTGCCGGCGTGGTCGGCGGCAGCACGGGCCTACCCAAAGACATGCGATGCTATACCAAAGGAATTTTAGCCGAGATCGACGCCATCCCATACACCGCCTCACCCTATGCGGTGTGCAACGTGCCGTTGCCGGATCCCGGCTGGCCTTATCGCATCATGGCCGGTGGCCAAGCGTTCTACCAATGCGACGTAGACCAGGCGGGGGAAGATTTTGAATTTGAATCCCGGTGGGATGCGGTGTGCGTGCTGGACAACGTCGCTACCGGGGTAGCGGTGTCTCGGCAGGGCATCGGCCGGGCGGGAGCTTTCACCCAAGCGCCGATGACCTTCATGCTGTCCGCTACGGTATATACCGGAGTGCACACGGTTTACATGGTCCTAATCCGCAGGGACGGACAGCAAGGGCTTGAATTCATTTCGGCGGGAGGTACAGGCATGACGGTGTTTCAGGTACCCGCATGACCGAAGACATCCTCTCCAATACCGCGATCACGGGCCCGGCGGCGTTCGCGCTAGGTATCCTCGGATTCCTTTTGAAAGCGTATCTGGACTACCGCAAGGACAAGCGAGAAGGCGACAGCGCGGAGCAGACCGCGAACGCCAACATCGTGGAAACCACTTCCAAACTCAATCAACTAGTCCGAGAACACATGGAGTCGCAGGACGCGCAGTACAAGCGGGAGCGGAGGCTGCGGCTATCCCTGGAGCGGGAGAACGAAGAGCTACGTAGGCAAATCAATGGAGAAGAAAATGCCAGTGAGAAACCGAAGGGGGAAGCAAGAGAACCCGCAACCTCCGGAGCCGGACCAGAATCTCCTTACGGCCGAGTACGCCCAACCGCTGGTGATGGGGAGCGACGGGGGCGCCATACCCTTACCGATCCAGCAAGAGGCGGAGAAGCTCTTCCACCAGGCGCAGGGCTCGGTTACACGTGAGACCTCGGACCGGAGTAAGCGGCAGGACCGGCGTAAAAAGCAAATCTTTCTCGCGCTCATTTTACTTGCCATCATCGGCTCATACATTTTCACTTACTTCGTAGCGCAGCGGGAAGGCGGACGGGCGGCCAAGCTGGAGCTATTGGAGGGCTCGGTGGCCAGCCTGGAGGCTTCGAACGCCACCCGCAAGGAGCAGGGGCTCCCGCCAATCCCACAGGTAATCGTGACCAACCCGCAGCGGGTCAACACGCAACAGGTGATCGACTCGGTGACTACCGCCGTGATCGCGCAGATTGCCACCGATCCGAGGTTCCGGGGCCCGAGCGGGCAGGGCATCCAGGGCGTGCAGGGTATCCCCGGTGAGAAGGGTGCGGCCGGGGACAAGGGCATCCAGGGCGAACAGGGTATTCAGGGCTCGAAGGGCGACCAGGGTATCCCGGGTATTCAGGGTCCGCAGGGCGACCAGGGATTACAAGGCATTCCCGGCGAGAAGGGAGACAAGGGAGACAAGGGAGACAAGGGAGATTCCGGGGGAATCATCGGGACCGGGTAAACTAAAGACCTTGGGAGGAGTGAACGTGATTCGAATTGCAATCCTTATTGTGAGCTTCCTCCTGTGGATCGTCAGGAAGCTAATAGAAGGGCTGGAGAGCATGGCAGGCACGAAGGAACAAGCCGCAATCGACGCTCTGAAGGCGGCACTGGACGCCAATCAGAACGCGCTGGACGCGGTCACCGAGCACAGCCAGGATGAGGACGAGACCGACGCATCCCAGCTCCAGACGCTCGTGACGCAGGTTCAGGCGCAGGGCGCGCAGCTCGCGGCCCTGACCGGCGCGTCGGTGAACCCGCCCGGGAACGTGATCGACCCGGACGGCAACGTGGTCCCGGTGGACCCGGGCGAGAACCCGGCCAGCCCCGGCGAGCCCGGTAGCCCGGACGACCCGGAAGCGGACGACGAGGACGACGAAGAGGACACCCGGAACTAAACCCGAGCCGGCCCCTGTTGCGGGGAATGGGGGCCGGCTCTACCTCGGGAGGGCGAGGAAGTGCTGACGTATTCACGGACCGTGCCAGCCGCTCGATACAACGACACGATTGCACTGGAGATTGAAACCGCCATCCGCGCGCATCTCTCCGCTTGTGCATCCCCGACTGACGACGCATTCGAGTACTCCGGCGAAGTGATGATTACCCGGCTCCGGACGCTGGATGGCTTTTACAAATTAACCGGCACCCTGGACCGGCCGAAAGAGGCCCCGTATACAGTGCCGGGTTACAATGCTATTCGTGAAGAGGCGCACTACACGTACCGAAGGTGGGTGCCTCGGGGATGAGTCTTTCATTTGCTAACGCGGTGGTTACCGGGCTCCAGGCGCACGGCATCACGGTGAAGTATCACGCCGGCTGGCAGAACGCCGGCAACGGGCAGGTAAGCGCTTACCAGGGCATGTCCTGGCACCACACGGCTACCGCGTTCGGCGAGGCCCCGGCCGTGCTCTGGGAGGGCCGGCCGGACCTGGACGGGCCGCTGTGCAACTCGGCCGGCAACTCGGACGGCTCGGTAACCATCATCTCGGCGAACCCGGCGAACCACGCGGGCGCGAGCGGAGGCAAGAAGACCGCGCCGCTCCCCATCACAACGCTTTTCAATAAGATGATGTGGGGCCACGAGATCGTGTACCCCGGCACGGTGCCGATGACGGCGGCGCAGTATCGAACCGCCCTCATCCTGGGCGGGGTGATTATGGGCATCCTCGGGCACCCAACCGCCGAGTGGTGCAAGGGTCACTCCGATACCTCCATCACTGGCAAGTGGGATCCGGGGACCACCGGCTCCAAAGCAATGGACACCGACAAGATGCGCGCGGACGTCTGGCCCGCCCTGTTCACGGAGGATACTGACGTGCCACTCTCGGATGCTGACAGGAAAGCCATTGCAAAAGCCGTGTGGGAGTACATGGTGCCGAACAAGTTTCCGGACAAGCAACCGGCCGAGATGGGCGACATGCTCTCCTGGGCGGACGTCCGGCTCTACGACATTCACGGCTGGGCGGAGGGTATGTACCCGCAGGTGGTGACGAAGGTTTCAAACCGCGCCGGGGCCAACAACACAGTGGACCCCAAGGGCGGGTCAGATTCGCTACTCGGGTTCGCCGCTAACGCGGCCGGTACCGCTACCCGGATCGAATCGCTACTCCGAGCGAACACCCCCGCCAAGCTCTCCAGCGTGCCGGATACCGATCTGGCCGGGCTCGCTGAAGCGGTGTGCGACGAAATGGACCGGCGCACATTGGAGCGTCTAGATCCTCCGAAAGGAAAATGAAATGACCTACACGGACATGGAGCCGGCCGACACCACGGCGGTGGAGCCGAAGGTGAAGTGGGGCACGGTGGCGGCCACCATCCTCACGGCGGTGATCGGGGCTGTGCTCTCGATCCTCAACAACGCGGACGTGGTCTCCGGGGTGCCGGACTGGGTAACCGTGCTGGTGGCCACCCTGCTCACGGGCGGGGCCACCTTCGGCTCCGGCTATCAGGCTCCGCATCAACTCCGCTCCGGTGAGGGAGACACGGCGGGTACCGTCCGCCCTTAGAACGGCCGGGGTTGCCCGGGTTCCACCTGGCGTTTTTCCGGGCGCCAAGTGTTGAGCCGCCCCGGTACGAGGACCCCGAGCAGGTGCCCCTCCGTACCTGCTCGGGGTTCCCTTTTGTAATCCAATCGGGTGACGCTGTAACGAGACGCCACGAGCGTCCGATACGGTGTGCATCGGATCAACAGTGATCCCAAACCGATTGGAAACGAAAATGTCTCGGAAGTTCATCCTGTCTGGCCTGGTTGTTCTCGGACTCGGGCTGGCCGCGTGCTCGAACGAAGCTCCCTCGGTCAAGCCGGTTGCGCAGGTCTCGGCCCACCAGATCGTCTTCACGCAGGCAACCACCATCACGGAGCGCCAGTGGGCCCTCATCGCCAAGGACCCGGCTAAGCACACGGGCGAGACTGTGGTGATCTACGGCAAGGTTACCCAGTTCGACTCCGCCACCGGGACCGGCACCTTCCGGGCCAACGTGGGCGGCAAGAAGCTCCCGGTCAGCTACGGCTTCGTGAACTACCCGAGCAACGTCATGATCTCGGGCGACGTGGGCGGGCTGGCCAACCTGGTGGAGGGCGACATCTTCCGGGGCGAGGTCACGGTGACCGGGCCCTACTCCTACGAAACCACGATGGGCGGGACCATGACGGTTCCGGCGCTGAACATGACCGGCTACCAGGTCATCGGGCACGTCTGACTGGACGCTCCAAGCGGCGGTCTGCTAGCGTCGCTTCGCACACCCTCGAAAGGGAGGCGCAATGAAGATCGACCCGGAGGACCACTACCGCATTCAGTGCTCGTGCGGGCGGTACCGCATCGTGTCCGGCTACGACGTCCCGGCAAACCTGGCCCTGGAGTTCGGGCCGGAGCACGTGTACCACGACGTCTCCATTGCGCCCGTGCGAGTTGACACGTCAGTCTAACGGAGGGAATTCAAATGCAAATGCGTCTCATCGTGATGACGCGCCGGGGTGTGCTGCTCGCGGGGAGGTGGGCCGACAACATCACGGACGAGATCGTAGAGGGCACGAAGCAAGCCCTACGGGAGACCCTCGGGGCCACCGGCGGAGCTTACATCTCAATTGAAACCGAAGCAGACATCTTCGTGGTGTTCCCCCGGGACGCTGTCGAGTCTGTTTCAATTGAGATCGTCCCGGATTTGGGGGAGGGATGACGAACGCCTTCGAGCGAGCCCGTCAAGCGTTGCAAACCAAACCGAAGGGGCCGGACACCCGGACGCACCGGGCCTGCAAGGGGAGGGGCTGCCGGGGGTGCAACGGATGGGGATGGGAGCTGACCCCGGGCTACTGCACGCTGCCACAGAACGGCCGGGTCTGCCCGACCTGCCCCAAGCTGAAGGGGTGCAAGAAGTAAACAAAACCAGTCACCCGTTTGGGGGATGGTGCGAGACGCTCAAAGCGTCTAGATTAGTTTTATCACCAAGCGCACCACCCCTCGAAAGGGAGATTGAAATGTCGAAGGAATCGCAGACCTGGCTGGAGAACAACATCCTCGTGGGCTTCACCGCCAAGCGCGGCGAGGCATGGTGGTCCCGGGGAGTCAGTCGTGAGGACGGCACGCCGAACCACTTCGAAGGCGCCATCCCGGTGGAGACCGTGAAGACGAAGCTCTTCGATTGGACCGCCGTTGCTCGGCGCGTCGCTGTCGAGAAGCCGGCCACGCTGGAGAACATGACGCACTTCGGTGACAACGGCGAGCCGCTGCGCTGGGCAGTGCAGGCGGACCGGCAGGCGATCGACACGTCCGACACGGCCGAGACGATGGGGTTTTTCAAGTCCGGTTACCGCGCCCACCAGTACCAGGAATGGCTTCTGGGCAACGTCGCCACCATCCTGGACGACGAACTCCAGATCTCGTCCGCTGGACTGCTCCGCAACCGGGCGCAGGCGTGGGTAGAGGTCTCCATGCCGGAGACCATGATGGGGCCGGCCGGGATTGCCTTCCGCCCGAACCTGCTCGCTTGCACGAGCTTTGACGGCACGCTGGCCACCACAACCAAGCGCACCATCACCGCCGTGGTTTGCGACAACACGCTCCACGCGGCCCTCGGGACCGGCGGCGGAACGTTCAAGGTCCGGCACTCGAAGAACTCGGGCATGAAGATTGCAAAGGCTCGGGAAGCGCTGGGCATCGTGTACAACCTGGCGGACGAGTTCACGGCGGCTCTGGAGGGGCTGACCGCGCAGAAGATCAGCCCGATTCAGTTCCGTACCGTGCTGGACGCGCTGGTCCCGGTGGACGACAGCATGGCCAAGATGACGATCACTAAGGCCAATGCAAAGCGGGACAAGCTCTCCGCGATGTACCTGCACGATCCTCGGGTGGCGCCGTGGGCCGGTACCGGGTTCGGGGTGCTCCAGGCGTTCAACACGTACGAGCAGCACGAGCGGGGCCTGAACAAGGCCACCATCCGCGCGGAGCGGAACATGCTGGACACCCTTAGCGGGGCCAGCGAGAGGGCGGACGCGGAGGTGCTGGAAGTCCTGGCCGCACTGTAGGCCAGGTGGGACGGGGGCTCGGGAGACCGGGCCCCCTCCTTTCAATTCAACCCTTTGGAGTACAGACAGGACGCTCACAGCGTCCTAAGCTAGTCCTATCAACCTCGAAGGGGAGGCCCCAAGTGTTCACCTGCCGCGCGAACTCCGCCAACATCCACTCCCACGCTACTGCCGCCGAGTCCCGCCCGTGCTGGGCAGCTCGCTACACCACCACCACGCCGGTCCCGGTCCGCACCTGGCAGGAGAACAAGGCGGTTGCCGTTGCGAAGGTGCTGGACTCCCGCGCGGTTGTGCCGGCCGGCCGGTACGCGCTTGGGGACGAGCGCAAGCCGGAGCTGTACCTGGTCAACCGGCCCGACTCCGGCGACTGGGCTGGCTTCACCTTCGTTACCCGGATCACGGGCGGCGGGGACTTCCCGGTGAAGGGCTCGTACAAGGCTCGGGTGCTGGCCGAGATCGGCGCGGACCCGAAGGCGGCAATGCTGCTCTACGGTCGGTCCGAGCACCACTGCGGACACTGCGGCCGATTGATCA